TAATTTTTAAGCTCATTATTTCCTTCAAACCAATAAAAAACTAAGTTCATAATATCAATTACATCTCTTGGATAAAATAAAGATGATCGTCCCTCTTTATTAAGATTATTATATTTTGTACTTAATTTTTCTATAATACGCAAATCAAATCTGTTAATATTATATCCAGCAGCGATTGGTGCTGAGAAACAGGATTTTTTACTGTGACTACGAATATGATACATATCTAAATAAGATACGAACATTCCCCAGCCATGTTCTTGTTTTTGATAAGTTTTCCAAGACTCTAAAATACTTTCTTTTGTAGAGCCTCTAACCTTAGCATGAAAATCTAATACATCCGAATCTTCATATGAATATTCAGGATTATTTTCTATTGCTAATGGTTTAACATTAATATTGAATTCTGAATTTTTAATGATTTCCAATTTGAATGGATCTACCATAACCGCAGCTATTTGCACAGGACTGCACAAATCTGGATTAGCACCATCTGTTTCCAAATCGAAAACGCAAATTTTTTGTGTATTAGCCATTTACCACTACTACTGTGTCGCCAGGAAAGTGTCCTTTTTGAGAAGCATCGGCGGTTGCATAACAATTAACTGATCTGCAACAGCTAACTCTAACTTCATCTGATTTAATATATTCTGTACCATTAACACTAAATTTTTCACCAACAGCTAAATCCGAAAACTTTTTCTCCATTTTATTCTCCTTTTGATAAAATTTCTGATATTGTCATGATTTTGTCTAACATAGCAACTCCCAAAATATCAAATTTAATCAGACCCAAACTTTCTAAGTCTTGCATTTCCATACCAGCGATGGATTGCTTGTTCTTATTATCATAAACCATAGGACATACACTGCCAAGGCTTTTGCTACTAATTACTACACCGGCCGCGTGTTTAGATTGATTAGATTTTGTTCCTTCTAGTCTAATAGCCTGCTCGAATCTTTTTGCCAGCGGTCCAGCCAATGAACCGTCGCTAGATATATAGCACCATTCTTTGAGTTTGTCAACATTATTTTCTAACGCCCAACGAATAATTGAAGCTTCTCCAGTATCTTCTTTCATTTCTTGTAGTTCGTCTGCAATTTTGGCCTCATCTGGTATAAACTTGGTTATACGGTTTGTCTCTTCAAAAGAAATATTATCATATACTCTCAATACTTCTTTTAAGGCACCACGACCTTTCATAGTATTAAAAGTGATCATTTGACTAACTTTATCTATACCATATTTATTCTTAATATACTCTATAATTTGTTCTCTTTTTGTAATAGGAACGTCAACATCAATATCTGGCATGGAGATATGATCTGCTGTATTACGACCCTCATTATAAAATCTTTCAAAGAGTAAATCATATTTCATTGGATCAATTTGAGTAATGCCAATTAAATAGGAAACCAGACACCCTGCCGCACTTCCTCTTCCTGGCCCTGGAAGCCATCCACTTTTCTTGACATAATTTACAATATCTTGCACTATAAGAAAGTAACTAGATAAACCAGCTTTCTGTAAAATATCTAATTCTAATTTTACTCTATCTGCATATTTTGTATGTTCAGATTCTGGAACATCTTTCATAATCTTTTCTCTCCAGCCATCTCTACATAATTGTCTGAGATATTCTTCTGGATTGGAATTATTTGGACATTCAAAAGCAGGAAGTAGTGGTTTACTAAGAATAGAATACTCTTCACACATTGAATCAACGTATAAAGTATTTTCAATTTCTTCCTTAGTATGCCATTCTATCATTTCTTCTGGATCTGGAATATGATAATTATCTGATTTGAAGAAGCAACTCATTGGAACATCCTCATTAGCCAAGAGTTTCTTATTTATGTCTATCAAAGTTGTCTTAAGATTATTACATAATAAAATCCTTTGATCAATAGCGTCTTTTCTTTCACAATAATGAGCATCTGGGGTAGCTATTATTTTAGTTTTAGTCTTAACAGATAATTGTCTCATTATATCTGTCATTTCTTTTTGTTTAGGATTCAGTTCGTGATCCATAAGTTGAGCTTCTAGAAAGAAATTATCTTTGCCAAATATCTCTTTCATATAGTCTATAAAGGATACTGCTTTGTCAGTATAGTTATCAGGATTTTCCTCAACCAAGTCTGATATACTTGATCCTAAATGACCACAAAACCCTATAATATTTCCATCTAATATAGGGGCCAATCTATCAAAACTAATTCTAGGCTTATGATAGAAGTTATCTATTCTGTTCGTTTCAGATATTATTTTTATAAGAGTATTCCATCCTGCTAGGTTTTTAGCAAGAACTAGAAAGTGACTAAGATTATTATTTTCTTTTTCTTTAATAAATGAATCATTTTTAGATATATAGAGTTCACAACCCAATATTGGTTTAATCTTTTTGGCCTTCATTGCCCGATAAAACTGAACACACCCGGAAATAGTTCCATGATCGGTTATTGCACAGGTTTTAATTCCAGCATTAAAACATCTTTCGGCTATTTGACTGGGCTTGCTTAATCCATCCAATAAACTATAGTGAGAATGTGCGTGTAAAACAGAATAAGTTTTTTGTTTCATAGCGATCCTGGCGCCTTGTAACTTCCAAATGAGTGATTTTTATTTTTGTATAAACCCATTGTAGTGTCGATACCATAAAGGTCAAGATCATGTTTTATTTGTTCGCACTTTGTCATTGTTTGACCAATTTTGCATACTTGTCCATCTCTATATTCTTCTATTGGTTCTATATGCGTTCCTTCAAATGTCGTTTTGCCAAAATGACATAATTTATTACACATCCAACTTTTATTAAGTCGTGGCTTTTTCGTGCTCCTAACTGCTTCAAATTTTTGTCTTAACATATCCTCAGTAGAACTAAGATCAGAATCATGAAAGCATATAGAAAATGGACCACCGTCATTAATAAAATATATTGAAAATATTATATTTTTAATATGAGGATACAAATGTTTGATTGCATAATGATATATTTTTAATTGAGGGTCTTTTTCTAGTTTTTCTTGTGTCTTTTCCTCTCCTGTCGCCCAATCTAATCTGCGACCAGTTTTCCAATCTATAATTTCTATAGTAGAATCATTCACTAGTGTTATTAAGTCAATAGTTCCTTTTAAAGCTAAATTTCCTTCTAATTTTTCTCCATTGATATCATAACTATATTTAGCCCAAGATTTTTTAATTTCGAAATCAAAATGCTGTTCGGGGCATAGTATGTTTCGATTTCTTGGATCAAACATTCCATTATTAAATTCTATAGCTTTATAAACCCAATTTTTACAATCTTTATGGTCTTTTGGTGACCACTTGTGATGTTGTGCATTAGATGTGTAGTATGAGTAAACTTGATCTATTATATTGTCTAAATCATACTTATGAACATTAACTTCTCCGATCAAATCATCAGTAATCAGATCTTTTTTATCTTGTTGTGCTTTTTTAATAACAGCTAATATTTCTAATACTTTATGTGTGATAGTTCCTTTATCTGCTTTTTGTCCAGACAATCCTCGCCAGCCCAAAACGTACTCACCAAAATACTGCTGTTCGCACATATTGTGAGTATTATAGGAGCTGCTTCTAAAGTATGTAATAATCATAGGTTTAATAGTTTTTCTAAAATAGTTTTAAGTTCAGAGAATTGATCATATAAATTATGATTATCATTATTGATTATATAATCAAAATTATTCCAATCATAGCTTTCTTTGTCCAACACTGTCTCACTAATATGATCAGATAAAAATGGACTTCTGGTCAACCTCAATACTTTGCCACCAATATTTTTTATTGCTTCTACTTCGTTGGGAAATCTGCAGTCTGTTATAATTGCTAATTCAGGACCTTCTTTAAGGATTTTATTAATAGTTGACTTTACCCAAACATCGGTATCCATCTTTCTAAATATGTCAGTACCTACATATTGCATAACTTCTCTAGCTGTCATAAATTTATTAGATTTATCATTGTTTTGTTCCGATGGCCACTTAACAGATGTTAATTCGTTTTTATTCTCATCTGATCCATAACACTGATCATAAGTCAAGCCCAATATATTCATGCATATGTCTGTTTTTAATATATCAGCAAAATTATAGATTTTTATTTCATTCTGTAATTTTTCTAAAAACAATAAAATATCATTAGAAATTATTTCTCTTGATAATATAGATTGTATAGAAAAAATACCTTCGTATGATTTGTCACCACACAAATCTGATATTAGTATATTTCCATCATCATCTATATAAAGTTTTTCGCTCGCATTTAGCTTAGCAAGATATAATGATAGAATAAAATTCCCTGCTGTGGTTTTACCCGATTGCTTTTTGCCAGATATGCCTAAGACTAACATAATTCGTATTCCTTTATCTGTGGAGATATTTTTGTTACTATATCATCAATGCTCATTTCTGCAATATCATTGGCATTAATTTCGATGTGTTTTATATTATATATTCTTCCGCATTTATCTTCAATTTGTTTTGCTGCATCCTTGCCAGCTTTATCATTGTCCATAATAGTTATAATATTCATAGCTCCGGATATGTCTAACAAAGCCTTTTGCTTATATCCAAGCGAAGAACCAAATATGGCTACACTGTTATGAATTCCTGCCTCCTCTAATCTCCAAACATTGCCTGGGCTTTCTACTATAACTACGGTTTTAGATGCTAAGATATATTTTTTAGCAAACCAATAATTATACAGATGCTCTTGCGTTTTAAAGTTTTTGCTATGTCTCCATTTGGAGCTAAGCCATTTTTCATTATCGTTAGGACATTTATCATTCATGTTATGAAAAGCATTACAACTTAAACATTTATCATGTATACTTCTTCCAGTACATCCTATCATTCCTCTCATATTTTGATCATATACAGGAACAACAGCTCTATTATTCATTTCTTTTGATGAATTGATACAGTCTCCTACGTCGTATTTTATTAATATCTCTTTAGAAAATCCTCTATCTAAGAAGTATTGTGATGGTATATCTAGTGCTTTAATCACCAAGTTTCTTGGGACTACAACTTCATTTGGCTTATCACTAACATCTATAGAAATATTTTTTACAGTATTAACAAATGTATTTTTTTCTTTTACTTTTCTTGTTTGTTTATCATTTACCGGATCATGATTAGAAAATTGAATAGCAAAGTCTATAGCATCTTTAAAAGATACCATATCATCACCTTCTTTATTCCATCCATTGTCTTTAGACAAGCATCCTCTTATAAAGCCGATAATTGATGATTTAAAAATGTTTTCACACTGATGAGTTCTACATTTCCAATTGCCTCTATATGAATCTCCCTTATAATATAAATTCAATGCAGAATCATTATCTCCTCCATGAATTGGGCAACTCATGGTGACCATTTTATCAAATACTTTATATGATTCTATACCTAAAGAATTTAATAAATTCTCTATATCATCACACACTAAGTCTGACAAATTCTTAAGTTGATATTGATCATACGAATGGTATGTCTTGTTCTTCTTCATCTTCATTATTGTCATTGATTATAAATCCACCTTTTTGCTTTTTTGATCCATGTAATAATTCTAATCTTGTTTGTCCTTCTGTTATTTTAGCACACCAGCCCTTCATATGACAATTAATATAATCATTGTCATCTAATCCTCCTCCGTGGCGGCTGATTAATGGAACTAGTTTACGATTACCGGCATCAGAACCATCCTCTGCTATTTCTTCGTCTGATTTTCTTTTAAATATTGTAAAATTACTACATAGCCAAATAATTCTATCTGATCCGCTTGCGGTGTCAGTACTTTCTTTTGTTATGCCGTCTCTATTTAATTGTATAAAGGACAATATTGGAACTTTATATTGTATAGCAAAATTATGTAAACTTGTCATCATAAAACCAAGAACCTGATATTCTTTCATATCTTGACTTATGCCGGTACTGTCCATTAGTTTTAAGTAATCATAGATAATAACACAGTCCTTTGCTGTACCATCATCATTAAGTCCAACTTCTTTAGATATCCATCTTCGCATGATAGACAGTTGTTCATCAAATGGTTTACCAGCTATGCTTTTGTGATAGAGTTTACTATTTTTAAGTTCGTCTATGGCCTGCTTTATTTTGTTTGCAGAATTTGGGGTGTCCGTGAACTTTCCTGTTTCTATTTTTGATATTTCTATTTCTGATGACATAGCCAAAATTCTATGGATATGATCCTCTTTAGTCATTTCTGTATCCATATTTAATACAGGAATTTGTAACTTACTAGCAATATGGTATCCAATATTATCAGACAATAGAGTTTTTCCTACTTTTGGTCGTGCTGCTATAACATTGACCGTCCCTTTTCTTAAACCTCCTCCTATCGCCTGATCATACACTGGAAATCCGGTAGGTATTCCTATTTGATCTACTTTATTAGTTTGTAGAAATTCTATATAGTTATCTATACTTTCTGCTATAAACTTAGGAGCAGAATCACTTTCTGCAGATAAAGCATTTGTGAAATTAAATATTTTTTCTTCAGCAATACCCAAGATGGCAGATATTGATTCTGAACCTGTAACGTCTAATAGCTTCTCTTGTACATCGTCCATTGCCTTGTGTAAGAGTCGAGCTATCTCTAGTTTTTTAATCTTGGATGCAAATTTTCTAATATTTTCTAAATGAACAGGAAAATCAAAAATAGCTTTTAAGTGTTGAGTTTCTTCTTTTTTAGATAATATATGTGATAAATTAAGTTCTTGAGCAGAAGAATATACTGATGCAAGATCAATATTTGGCTTTGACTCTTTTTCACAAATGTTTTTTAAACACTTAAATATTATTTGATTGCTGTCAATTGTAAAAGAAGATTCCTGGATAATATCCGCAATATCCAAATAGGCATCCTCTCCATACTTCAAAATTCCGCTTAATATAGCACGTTCAGCGGATGGGTCACATAAAATCATATTTTATCCAGAATGTGTTGAGCAATTATTACATTTATATCTAGAAGGAACATCGAAAAGCAGAGTAGGTGGAACACTTTCTTTTTTACCGCAAACTCTACAAACTACATCAATAAATTCAAAGTCTCTCATTCTCGCTACAGGAGGATGTTTTGATAGTTTTTTATCAACTACACAATCATCTTTATGCATTCTAAATTCAGACATTTTTTCAAATTTATTTATATTGTCTGTTGTTATTTTTTTAGTTTGTTTGGTTTTTATTGAATTATTAGTTCCTACTTTTTGACGACCCTTCGTCTTTATAGTAGGAGACTCCTTTGCTGGTGCCACGTCTTGTTTTTGTTCAGTTTCTTTAGGAGTCTGATCAACAAGACTTTGTAAAATCGATATTAAAGCTTTAAGTTGTTCTGGGTCTTTTAATAAATCATTTGGGTCCATGTTGCACCTTAGTTTTTTGAATTGCCATCATAATATCTGATAGATTTTTAATACTGTTAGCCAAATAACTTAATCTATCTATTCTTTGTTTAGCATACTTTCTAATTTGATTCAGGCTATTTGCTTTTTCGTTATGTTTTATTGCTTGCAAAGACTTTTCAATAAAGCCATATCCTTTATAATTATTTATTTCGTCTGCTATTGCTTCTTTAATACTTTCTTCTGACCAATTATGTCTAGCAATTTCTCTATTAATTGTTCGTTGAACATGAAATGCAAACTGTGCCAATCTGTAAGAAATTTGAGCACAATCTTCTGGAGAAATCTTTTCTATTTCATCCCTGGTCATACTAAGATATGTATTAATCTCTTGCTCAGACACTCCATATTGTGCCGAATATTTTGGTAAAGAAAGCGTGGACTCATATTCGTCAAGAATAGTATCCCAGTGCTGTAAATCTTCTTTAGCTGTTCTTGTTGTCATAGATTATTAATGTCCTCCATTTGTCTAGACTTTCGAAGTGAGGTAATACCACATGAGTAATTCCGTTTATTTCACACCATTCTTTTTTCTCTGCATCTCTTTTTTGTGCTTTCAAAAAATTCATTCTGTTTGAATGATAAAATGGTATAAATTTATAGTGCTGTTCACCATGAACTTCTATTGCTTTTTTTATTAATGGTAGATAAAAATCTAAATATAAAGTTTCTGATTTTCTTAATGGTATCGGAACTTCTTCTAGAATTTGTAATGTTGGAAAAATTTCTGTCAATACTTTTCTGGTTCCAAGATGAAAAGACGATTTTTCCTTTATTCTGCCTTTAGCTATATGTCCTGTTAGATTCCAATTTATAGTATTACCATTAAGATCTCTGACTATCATTTTTTTATACCTAAAACTTCTTTAACTGATGTTTCTATAGTCTCGTATGCTTTAGCATTTTCTAGTAAGAAATTTCGTACTTTTTCTGTCCCTTGAAATTTGGGTTTATCTTCTAACGTTGTTATAGTATACCAAGCCCCTCCTTTGCTAATAATTCCAACATCAGATGCTAAATTGATCAATTCTGTACATTTGTCGATTCCTTGACCATAACGGATATAGCTAGTAGTTACTCCACCAGGAGGCCCAAGTGCCGAGCAGACCACCTGCCATTCGATTTCCTGCCCTATTTGAGTATTGTCTGTTCCAACCACCCAAGGTTTAAATGTTTTAGCCCTGAGCTTTATGTCTGTTTGATAAGCAATAGCTTGGCCGCTTTTTTCTTTAAATTCTGCACCATAGCCAGTAGGATTTCCCATTAAGTGAGTTATTCCTATTACAATATTTTTATTAACAGGAATAACATTTGCAACTTTACGACAAAATTTAGCTAAAAGTTTTGCTCCGTCTGCTCTTTGCATTTTGTCCATATCACTGGTAATTTCTGCCTCTGTACACAAAGCAGAATATGAGTCTATGATTAGTACACATCCCGGAATCTCATTAATTATTCTTTCTGCTATTTGTAAATACTCTTCTCCATGCAAAATTTTTCCTTGTTGACTACCTATTACATGAAATCTAGAAAGATCCAATCCAGGTATTCCTTCTAAATCTCTTTTTTTCAATCGACCTTCAATATTTAGGTAGTACACTTGGCGACCATCCTTAAAAGAACCATGAGCATATTCTGGTTTTTGAGCAGTTGCTGCAAAGTCTAACGACGATGTGGTTTTACCACATTTTGGTTGTCCTGTTAGGACTACGAAACTGCCTTCTGGAATTCCACCGTTTAAAGCGATATCTAATGATGGACTTACCGGAATAGTTAGTACCTTTTTATCTACTAAAGCATTACCAGATAATATAATCTGATCGCCAAATGTTTTAATCACATCTTCTTTAAGAGTTGTTACCATCATCTAATTCCTTTAATTTGGAAAGTATATTTTTATTCTGTTGATTTTTATGTCTGAAACTCTTATTCTCTGATCTATTTATATCTATTTCCAGAGATTTAGATTCATTTTTGACAATCATATCGTGTTTTTCTATTATAGCTATCAGATGAGGCGCTCGCAAAGAATAGATTTTTGTAGCCTTATCATCATTTAAAGCTCTAATAATAGATTTAGCATCATATTTTTTTAATAACTTGTTAGCTGTAGCAATTTGGTCTCTATAATATTTTGACCATTCTTTATTGATCCAAAATTTATAATGAAGATCTAGCTTATCACATACCGCCTTGTGTTCACATATAAGTTCCGTTATATACTGAGCGGCTGTAACATCTTTACCATTAGAATACCTTGATGGATACATATGTTATTTTTTAGGTCTAAAAATTCCTCGTTCACTATCTCTACCTTTTGTGACCGGTATTTTCTTTTTTGCTTCATCCGCTATCTCTGAAGCTTCTTTTGTCATTATAGCTACAGAATTTATTTTTTTACCAGAAGTATGGGTAATCATCAAGTCTTTTGTTTTTGATGGTTGAATAGCAACGTTCGTCGGTTCTGGTTGAGAATTAGCAGTTATAATAGTGCTTATTTGTGAATGCTTGATATCCAATTCTTTTGATATTTCTTCCACGCTTTTTCCAGAATGATTTAGCCAATATATTGCATATTTTTGAACTTTAGTAATTCTTGACATTATATAATCTCTCTTTCTGCTTGATTTAACCACGATATATTTTTTGAAGATAAGAACTGTAAATACATATTAAAAACCTTCTCATTCACTGCTCTAAACTTGTCGGATGGTCTGCAAACATTATCAACAATACTATAAGACTTATCGTCTAATCCAGATTTCAAAGGATTGAATAATTTATTTGCATTTGATATTTTAATAAAGTATTGAGTAGGATTATCTGTTTTTTGTATTCTTTTAGCAACAACATCTTTGGTATCTATTTTTTTACGAGGATAATTATTATTATCAATAAAGTCTTCTGAGCCTGTCATGCAATAGTATTCTGTTGTAAGTTTATCGTTTTTCTCTTTTGGAGAGAATATAAAATCATCCATTGTTTTTTTCTCCGGAATCTGGCGTTGTTTCATCTGCTTTAATACTTGAGTTAGACATACATTCTTCTAAAAATCCAAAGAAGCCTTTTATATATTCGTTATAGTCTTTAGTTGGAGGTACTGGAATGTGATAATTGTTTTTTGCTACTTCTTTAATTCCAACCGTTTTTCCTTCATCGTCTTGTTCATAAATGCTAGCTATAACATTAATAACAATTTCATGCCTACAGTCTATAAGCTTAGTAGTATCTTCTGAAATTATCTGAGCTAAGCTTTCTGTACTATTACCAGAATGTTGTTTATGAATTTGTTCTATAGATTCTATTATTTTATTTTTTTGTTCTTCTGTTAATTCTTCGTTCATGTCATGTCCATTTTGTTTTTGGTTGTTTTTTAAGTCTTTTCATTCCTTTTGGAAGTGGTTTGTCTGGAATTTCTTCTTTGTATGAATTATGTTTAGCATGTAATGCTATTTTTTCATCTTCACTCATTTTATCTCTGTTTCTGTTGGCTAAATCGCCAATAGTTTTCAATTCAGAATCCATCTTTTTTACAGAGGTATTCTGTGTAATTACATCTTTTATATACAATCTTTGAGTATTTTTACTTTTACATTCAATACATTTTGGATTTTCTTGGTAATCTTTAATATAAAAGAATAATTCAAATTCTGAATTACATTTTTCACATATATATGAATATGTTGGCATTATACTACTTGAGATCCCTAACAGCTTCTTTGAGCCATGATATATTTTTGGTAGTTAAAAATTTTATATATTTATCAAATGTATTTTTATTGACTTCAATAAATGACCATTCATTTTTACAAATATTATCTATAAAATTATATTGTCTTTTATTTTTAATTGGAGACAACAGATTGATAGGATTATATAAATCAGAGTTTGGGCTACTTCTAATAAAATAAGAGAATTTAGGTTTATTATTTTGTGAAATAACCTTGGTTTTTTTATTTTGTATACATTTTGCAGCAATATTGGATGATGATACATTATTTACTCTAGGACTGCCATCTTCATCAATAAAATCTTCTGTTCCAATTAAGCAATAATACATCTCATCAGCAAAATTGTCATTTGGTTTGAAAATACAATTATCCATAAAATTAATAATTCTGAGCTAAGAATTGTTTCCACTGGTCGTAATATGTACTGTCTATAGTAGTCAATTCCTGATACCAAGGCAAGTACTCCACAGAATAATTAGGCTGTATAGGGGATTTTATCAACTGCATCCCAGCTTCTTTAGGCGTTCTATTTCCTTTTTTATGGTTACACGGTCTGCATGCAGTAACAATATTATTCCAATTAGTTGATAATTTTTTATCTTCTACAAATCTGCATTTCGGTATAATATGATCATATGTTAATTGAGAAGAGCACAAATGTTTTCCACAATATTGACAAGTATATTGGTCTCGAATAAATAAATTATGCCTAGAAAAATTAATCTTTCTATTATATGGATTAAAATATTTAAGTGTTTTTGCTACTGATGGAACGCGATGTTTCTTATTCCCTGATCCCTGAATATATTTATTCTCATAGTATTCTATAATTTCTATGCCATAGTTACTATTATTTTCATATCTAATAGACCAAACTATTGCTCTTTGCCAAGATATTATTCGTAATGGGCTATAGTCAGCGTTTAATAATAGACATTTACTGTTTTCTGCTTTGCTGCTCATAGTCATCAAGTCTATATAATATTTTTGATATAATTGGATTTCTTACAATATCTGATGCTTCTAATTTAGAATAACCTATACTTTCAACTCCGTTAAGAGCAGATATCATATCACTAAAACCACCTTGTAAATGTCTACTTAAATCTGACTGAGCAACGTCACCAGTTAAAACCATTTTACTAGATTGTCCTGTTCTTGTTATCAACATTTTTAATTGTTCATATGATGCATTCTGGCATTCGTCAGCAACAATAAAAGCATTATGAAAATTACGACCTCTCATAAGTCCTAATGGAACTACCTCAACCTTATTATTTAATCTTAATGATGCATAATGTGCTGAGCTTATAAAATGTCCAATTTCATCTAGTATTGGTAATAGATAAGGATGTAGTTTTTCTTCTGCTGATCCTGGGAGATATCCCATTTTTTCTCCAGCTTCTAGTATTGGTCTTGTGATAATAATCTTTTTTACTTTTTCGTCTAAAAGATATTCAATAGCCATTCCAATAGCAATGTGAGTTTTACCGCTACCAGCCAATCCCTGACAAAACGTAATAGTATTTTCTGCAATAGTCCTTATGTATTCTTTTTGATTTTCTGTTCTTGGTTTTAATCGATTTCTATAAGCAGCTCCTTTGGGTTCCAAACTATTTGTTGCATCAATAATCTTGGTTTTTTTCTTTGAGTTTTTATTTGTTTTTCTCAATGTGTGCCCTTTTCTTATATAAGGAGTATTAAAATACTACATTAATAATACACCCTTATAGGGATAATGAGTAAATTGTTTCTATAGTAAACAAGCACCACCGGCACAACTTATTTCTTCAATTCCTAAAGTATTATCTTCGTTTTCTAATAACTGTGTATAATCTACTTTCTTAAAACCATTATACAAATCACAATAAATTTTCCAATTATAAACATCTTTCATACAATAGGTTAATCTCTTTGTGTCACCATCAAAATACTTTCCAGCGAAGTTTTTCATTTTTGTAATAAAAAGTAGTTTGTCTTGAGTATCGTTTTCTTTTGCTTGATTCATACTAACATAATCACAAGCTGCCCATAAATTATTTCCAAATGCATTTAGTCCTAGTTCTATCAAACCAGAACACCATAGAGCAGCATCTCCGTACTCCTTAACTATTTCACGACTAGTATAAACAGTAGTAAATGGAGCTTGTGGATAATCTTTATCTCCACTTTGTGGTATCAAACTAATTCCAGCAAAATATTTTCTATTATCATAAATATACTTTGTAACAGCATCCCATTCATCAGGCTTGACGGTTACCGTATTACTAACATTATGACTCAGATATTCTTGTGTGCATAATGATCTGTTTTTACCGCTTTGAACCCAATTTTTTTGAGTATCTTTAACAACAGATAGCATTTCTACAGCTGGTAATTGGTTTTTTAATTTAGCTCCGTCAGGGACTTCTATAGGAAATTTTATAACTTCGTCAGTATTATTTGCTGACCACGAAGATTTCTCGCATGCTTGCGGGTTTAGTTTTTTAAAGTGCTGATATGGAGCTTCTAAAATATTAGCCTGTACATGTCGTATATATCGTTTAGCGTGATGTGGATGAATACCCGAACTGGTTCCAAGCATACTGCTGCTTGTTCCTTCTGGTTTTAAACATGTTACTCTAGCAGCTTGGTTGATACCTATTCTTTTAGAAAGATCTTTGTTAGTTTCAACAGCAATTTTAGCACCAGCACGAAGAACCTTTTCTGAAAGAATCAGGTCGTGTTTTTCCATTGTTCCGGTCAAAGACACTCCTAGTAATGCTTCTCTTTCAAATATTCGACAGCTAGTATCTCCGAGATAATCTAGTTTAGTAAATCCTGCTTGTAAAGTTCCAATAATAGCAGCAGCCCTACATCTCTCATAAAAATCATCTTCATCTTCTATTGATGAACAATTAATAGTTGAGAGATTGCATCCTTGCCATCCGCTCTTTCCAGTTTCTTCATCCACAGGCCACATTCCAACTTCAACACAAGGATTGAATGTCATCTCTGTTGAATCGCTCCAGATAAATCCTGGTTCACCAAATTCTTTTACGCTTTCCATTAAGGTTTTGAACTCTTCAAATGTAGTATTATCTTTGAGCAATAGTGCTGAATTATTACTTCGTGCTCTTTGAGGATTGTCTAAGTACCAATTGCCTGTTTTTGCTTTTGCCATTTCTTCATCGTCATGGCTAAACAAAGCAAGACTGGCCGAGCGTCTAACTCCACCGCTCAATACAGCATCACTACTATGCATAACAATGTCATAAGCGTCAATTGGTCGTAGTTTCTTTTGACCATTAGCAACACAACGATCTAGCAGAGTTCTAATTTTCTCTAGTCCATTTTGTAATGGCTCAAATCCAGGAGCCTTACCTACTCCACTCGCTAGTGACGATCCCTTTGGTCTAATATTTGAATAATCAAAAACAACATAGGTATTTTTGTACATTTTAAATTCTTCAATAGGCTTACTAAAGTAAGAACTTAATAGAACACCAAGAGCATCGGACCATCCTTCGATACTGTCTTCTATTACATATTTAATTCCTTCATTATTATCAGGAACATCATGTTCTAGTGTTGGCAATTTTGCAACATGGTGTTTTTGAACACTGAACCCTGTTCCGCTACCACAAAGCAATAACCAAAAGCACTCTTGAAAAAACCTTAAACGGTCACAGTACGAACTTGTGCAGTTGTATATTTTTGCATGTCTTTTTAGGATAGGATCGCCGCCAAACTGTAGGGCTCGTTGGCTTCCCAAAACCTTCTTCTTATACATCATATCATATGCCCAATCAATATCTTCTTTTACATCAGGATACTGGGTATGCATCATATTTTTGACACGATCAACAGCTTCCTTCCATGTTTCTCTACGATTCTTATCTTCTATCCAACGAGCATACTTACTAACAAATGTATAATTTTGAAGTTCTTGAAGTGCCGACATATCATCTCCTATTGATTAGATTAAGTAGAGCTAGAATAACGGTAGTTTGAAAAGATAAGTTTATCATTAATGGATCTTCAATATAAACTCTATTATAGAAATAATAAACTAAACTACCATAAAATATTGTTGTTGATAAGTTCATTATACACCAGGTATATGTCTCAGCCAATCAAAGTTTGGCTTTATGTAACTAATGTTCATTTTGCTCATATTGACAAAAGAGTCAAAATGTTTTTTTTCTTTTTCGTCAAATAAATGAGTACCATGATCATCCATCATTATAACACTAGAGACCCCTTCCTGCCACAATGCCATGATACAATCATTACAGCACTGACCAGTAACATAAGCTATGCCATTATCTGGCCTAACAACACAATTACTCAATGCATTTCTTTCTGCATGTATCATCCATGGATATTTTTCTGGACGAGTGTTTGGCAATAAATTATCATACAGTCCTCTTGCGAATCCATTATACCCTACGCCTAGTATTCTATTATTTTTATCGGTAATTACACAGCCATGCTGTGTTTGAGAGTCGTGACTGCGTTGAGAAATGACTTTTGCTAAACCTAAAAAATAGTCTGTCCACGATGGTCTAGAATGTACTTTTGTGTTCATAGACATATCATAATAGAAACTATCATTTAGTCAAATGTCTTTTTTACTATGTGATACGTTATTATTACGTATTCAGATTTTTGTTTTTGTTTGTAGTTTATTATACAAGATCAGGGTTAGTATTGCTCCGGCCACACCCATGAACAAGCCTGCTGGAGATAAAGATTCATACTTACCTATCATATATAACAAGGCCCCTCCCATATATGATCCAGCAACACCAAGAGCTACTGTTTTAATAAACCCAAAATTTTCTTCTCCTGGAACTATGCTTTTAGCTATACTTCCAACAAATAAGCCATACACGGACCATATTAATAAATTAAACATTTGCTGCCTCCACTAGTGTTGAAACTTCATCGTCCGTGACAACCTCTCCTACGTCTAATAATGCCTCAGTCAATTTGATACTATATTTATGATATTGTTCAGAATCTAGCTCTCTTCTTAAGATTTTTTTGATTCGTAGTCTTGTGAACCATCCTCTTTTAATACTATAAGATTTTATACTTTCTCCATAGAGCGAGCATTTGTCTTGACTAGTCATATTATCAGCTTTATTTTTATTACATTCTTGCAAAACTCTTATAACTGTTAATATAATACTAATCATCATTAATATTGCTATAACACTTCCAAATTTTTCATCATTAGGAATATGTGCTCTTTTTAAAACTTTTTCAGCTATCTCTCTTAATTTTTTATTTTCATTTTCCATTATTTTATAACCTTATTTGATGGTGCGGGACAACCACCATTTGGACAATCTTGTTTCATGACGGCAGGAGGATGGACAACAACCTTTTGTGGTATTTGTTTTTTATCTGGCTCGCAATATCCACAATCAACTTTTTTAATACCATCTCCGCTAATATAGAATCCTTTACCTTTACATATTGGACAATCTTTACGTTTATATTTTTTTTCTATTTCAGTATGCTGGGCTTTTATTATGCCCCCAGATAGTACCACAGCAGAAACTGTAGAACCATTATATTTATATGCTCCAGCTGTTACTACGGATGCTATTAGCATTAAGCCAAGAATTTTATTCATTTTTTGTTCTCCACGGAACAGGTATCAAGTCTATTATATTTTTCAACGGTCGAGGTCTATTTGGAATTGGTTTTGGTATTTCTATATCGTCTATAGATTTAGGAGCAAAAATTTTTAATAAGCCTAAAATAAAATTAGTCATTATACTAATTAATCTATTTAGTGCTATTCTATCTAAAAGTTTCATTGTATCATATCTCCTAAAATAGTTATATTCATATTATGTCCTGCCATATCCAATATTACCGGTTTTATAAATATGAGGCCTATTGACTGTGCTAGTGGAAGAAGTTATATCAGCATTATCGTTATTATCCGCGTAGTACCAGCTTGCATTATCAAAGTCTCCAAATCCTGGCCATCCTTCAGGATAATCTCCAGTACCGGAATAAACATTATAATTATCATTTACTTGAATAAAATACGGATAGTCTCCGTTATCAAAACTTTGAAGATTAAATATTATTCTTGGATATGAATCACCGCCATCTTTACTAAAGAATGAATTATATCCATTACCGGGATTAGCTAAATAATATATGCCATTAGCTTGTGGATAAGTTGTGGATCCTTCAATAACAACAACAGGTACTGTTTTCATTAAAATCTTCATAACTGGAGCAGTCCCACCACCTCCACCAGAACAAATTGTAGTTGTGTTATAATAAGAAGAGGTTGGTGCTGTAGTTCCACCGCCTCCTCCTAAAACGTACCATGACGAAAAATTATCATATATTGTTACTGGGTGAAAATTTACGCTACCACTATCACACTGATATATGGCTGTGTTTGTGGCAATATTATATATTGCATATCTACCAGATGAATAAGAAGCTATTCGATATAAGGAATTTGAGTGAGTCCATATTTCACTCTCGGTTCTGGTATAAGTTCCGTTTGCATTGGCAATATCAGCACCAGCTACTACAATAGTACCAAATACATAGTTAGAATAAGAATCTATAGTGTTATAACTATCAGCATTAAAGCTTTTAATAGTTGGACTAGTTCCATTAACCACTTGCCAACTAGTGTCATTTGTAGGATCAACAGCAGCAGACGCTGCTGGTAGTCTGTAATACACAACCGGAGAGCCGGAATTATAATATAAATTCCAATAACCACCTGAGTAGCTTATATAATAATTAGAATTTTTTTCATTATAAAATTCATCTAATACATTATTTGTATAAAAACCATTGGCTGGATTTGTTCCGCCACAGGTAACAAAAATTCTGAGTGGCATTGACATTATAGATACTCCTCGAATCCGTAAGAAGGTAATTTTTGTAAAGGAAAACCATCAAAATTACTAAAAGCGTAACTGCCATTAGCCGCTAACATACCAGCAGCAACTTCTGCACGAATTAAAAATGATCCATCAGGAATAGAGCCCCATTCTGGATGACCACCATCATTCCATTTGCCCCAACTATTCTGAACAAGGAATAATGGTTCGCTACCAGTATCATCACATGCTATCCAGGCCATAGCGTGGGCCCAATTACCACTAACGTTAGCAATGCCCTTTTTATCTCTTTTGTTACTAAATCCATAATTAGAACATACTGCTAATCCATAACCATTTGCAAGAGCATCTCTGGCTTCTTCTATTGTTCGTACCAAACTAACAGTTTTAATTTGATGATCATTAGCAGCGTCAATTACAGGATCAGGTAATCCTCTTCCTCCCCAACCGGCTCCTAAATTGCCATTGTATTTAGTAAAGTCTGCTACTCCCTTGTAGTTTTTACGTAATAGTATTCCACCATTCTTACTAACAAATTCAGCAGCTCGTGAGCAACTCATTCCTTGTCCACCATGACCTCTGGCCCCATAAATTGCTTCTGTTGCTCCTCTTGCTATCCATGATTCTCTTTCGTTATGAACATCTATTTCTACTGCTCGGCTAACATCACAAGCATTTCGTGTTGCATGACTAACACAATCTCCAGTAGTTTGTCTTTCATTATAAGGATTCTTATCAAATTTCAATACGCTTTTGTATGGAGTTGATAATTTACCCTTACCACTAGTTTTAATTTTTTTATTAGCGTCACCAAATAATGGATATTTACTAACTTCCATTAAATGATTAAATACGTGCTCTTCCCAAAGACAACCGCTAAAACCCTTACGATAGTTATTATATAATTCTTGTGGAGATAATCTTGACATTATTTACTTCCCTCATTACACGCCCAGGATAAAGCCTTAAAACCATCAACAGCTTTTTCTCTAAGGTCTTGATTTAAAAGAACTTGATCGTCTCCAATAACAGCTTTGACTAATGCCTCGTTGGCTTCTGGTAGATCTGGATACTTTCCTCTTATGTCCAACCTTAGCATCAAACCAGATAATCTATTAGCTTGTCTAATATCTTCTGTAGTTTTAATAACTTCATTTTCTTTATCTAAACTGATTAAAGTAGCTATATCATTATACAAAGAAGCTAATCTTTTTCCGTCTACTTTTCTATCTGAACTAACGGACAAAGATTTTACTACATCATTAGCCATAGGAAGTAATTCTTCTGATGGTTTTACTAAATCAAGATTCTCAGACGGAACGGATGGGTTTCTATTTGGTAAACCCCAAGAACTAATATCGGGTTTAAAAATTCCAATAGATATTAGTAATAAAGCAACGCCTAACAATATATTTTTAGTATTCATTTAACTTCCTCTTTCTTAACTTCTTTACTGCAAACAACAGGACTGAGATATGGGAACATTTGATCGGCCACCTTAATAGCTTCACCACATCCACATTCAACAGCTAAGTCTCGTGTTTGCTTCCATGAAACTACTAATTTAAAAAACATATCTTCTTTTGAGACTACAGCAGGCTTTACTACTGGAACAACTACTGGAACAGTTGTATTTGATGAACTGCTGCTCCTTACCTTTTCTATTAATGATGAGATAAATTGTTGTACTGGACTAAGTCTGTCCTTGAATAGTACCCATAGAATTAATCCGGCCCCAGCATATAGAGCAATATCTGTGCCGCTTAGTTTGCTAGCAAATTGATCAAAACTCTCTGTGTAATTCATTTCGTTTTCCTCGTTCTTTTAACTTTGGGTTTAATTGATTGTGAAACAACTGGTACTTTTGGTTGAAAAACTCCAACCTGTCTAAAAGTAGTAACCATAGCATCAATACTTGAACTTACTAATGCCATCAAGAATATTTTAATATATTTACCAATAATAATTTGCATAAAACTTGGCACCATAGGAATATCTACAACAACAAAAACACTATCATAAAATTTAGATAGATAATCCATAGCCATAGCTTTTTTATCAGATCCTGGTAAATCTCCAGAATTTTTTTCAAGAACTTGAACAGTTTCAGCAACAGCAAGTTGCAAAACTTTCCACGCCTGGGTTATAGCAACAGACTTTACATCTCCCAACGATATTTTAACTTGATTGATTAAATTATCTATTTGTATTTTTATAGAGTCTAGTGACGCAGCATCTGGCATAAAATGATACCTTTCATTAAAAATATCCTATATATAGTATATACACCGATACAATTTGTCTATTCTGCTTTGGGTTGAATAGGTTTTTTAGGCTTTTTTTTAGTTTTACTTCTAGTAATTATCCTATTAGCAGTTTTTCTTTCTTCTGGTGTTGCTGTGCTCCACCAAGTTTTTTTAATTTCTTTTCTGCTATTAAGATATTTCCATAATAAAGCTAATTGACCACTAATTAATATAACACTTTCAACTCCATGACTAACGTCTCTGATTAAGTCATCTTTTTGTTGAACATCTTCTCCAAATAATCCAATTAAATATAGTCCACTAAACAGAAAACTTACTAATGTAAACCAAAATTCACTGGTTCTATAACCTGGTTTGACCATTTTAAACTCCAATAAATGGTAATAATATATTATTATATACACCTAATTAAAATTAGGAATTTTGATCAACAAATCCGAAACAAACTGTGCAATAGTTTTCGCTAACAGTATAGTTAAAAGTTACAGTAGTTACTGTTCCGTCTATTCGAATTATATTGTATCCTTCTTCTCCGGTAAACTGAGAATATTGTGTAGCATTTAGTGGATTTTGATATGTTGTACTTATGCCCCAAATAGGAGTAAAGGGAGAAGATATTTGCACTGGAACTTGAACACCTCCCTGACCAACACTAGCAAATGCAACTAGAGCATCTGTAACTGGCTGGCTAAAAATTGCAGTAAATACGCCCGCTTGAGTATTTTTTATTTGAATTCCATCAAGAGGTACGCCATATTCTTCTGGAAAAGTTGCAGCACCCACCATTCCTGTATGGGGACCCATACCTCCACCATTTTGAGTAATTGAGATCGTGATATTATTTTGACCAATACCAGATGCTGTCGTTGAGGTAACAGAATTTATATTCATCCACTGAAATCCTGAACTACCGAAGCCTGTTTTTTCAAAAACTACCTCATTCCCTAAAAATACTTTAGAAATATCTTGATTTCCAAGTTTAATAGCAACTATATTAGAAGTGCTTAAAAATATATCACTATTTACTGTTGGCATGAAAAACCTTAATCATTAATAATATATAATGTATTTGAATTTTTTGTAGCAAGACTATCGTAGTTGGTTTGTGATATACTAACTATATTAGTAATGCTGGTAGAATTGGGGACCAGCCCAGTATTGCTTTGCACTAATCCGGATTGAAGGACGGATACTGAGACTCTTTTTGTTAAAGCAGATCCTGATGGATCGTCCATAATTAAAAATATATCATCGCTAGTCAATCCACTAGCTACGGGAAATTCATTAATGCGTTGTATACTCATTTAACCACCTATTACTGTTTGGTCGCCAACTAATTGAACAAATATACCATTATAAAATCTATTACCATATTTATCGTCTATATCATTAATTGTAGGATAATTTTGTACATAAGTATTTAGAGTATTGTACTGTCCAGTAAAAGTTGTTGATGTTACTAGTGTGCCATTTTTTATTTGATTACCAGAGATAGCAACTCGTATATCGGTGAACGGTCTTGGCATAATTATTCTCCATTATTTGATTTTATTAATTATTTTTCAATTCTGTCTTCTAATGCTTGTAATGTTTGACCTAACATAGCAATTTGTATTTTAAGTTCATTCATAACTTCAGTATTTCGTTGTAACATAGCAGTTAAAGCAGCTTGCGTTTCTTTATTAACTGCTAATCTCTCCATGATAAATTGTCTATCGTGTAAGTATGGGGATTTAGTTTCCACCATTTCTGCAACTTCTGACTTAGTGGCCATATTTCTACCTATGGTTACCCAAAAACCAATCATAGTAATTATAATACCAATACTAGTGGTTGCTATACTTTCCCAAAAATGAACTATGGTGTCGCTCATAATTAAAACCCTTTTATATGATGGTATTATTAAATACACTAAAAAGCAAAAAGCCAACAATATAATTGCTGGCTTTGCTTTGACATAAAGATTTTATAAATACGATCAGCCTGTTTTTGATTTATAATCTTGTGTACGAACTGGTAATTTGGCACCGGTTCTGAAAACAAGATCGCCAGGAGAAGTTCTGGTAACTGTAGCAGCAGTGTCTGTTCCAGGAGCTTCTGAAACTAATGTTGGTGCTGTTGAGAATGTACCAGTATAAAGATTAAAATAGCCTGCTCTGATGGCTGTTGCTGTTCCGGGTGATCTGTAATCTTCTCTCTTATTAATACTTCTTAATTGAGCAGGATTATTTGCGCTATTAGACAGAATAGACGATACTTGTCCAGCAATTTCTGTTGTAATCTTTTGACTAATAGGTTTGACGTGATCATGGGGAATTGTACCAGCAGAAATGGCTTTGTCTGTGTAAGGTCCGTCTATTACTATTGAAGCAAAAACTCCAGTTCCGTCCTTACTTACTGCAACATTTCTTAGTAAACTGTTTGATGTGACTCTGGTTGATGTTCCGCCGTTATTAACTGATCCGCTACCTGTGAGATTTGGCGGGGTTGTATAATTTGAACCCGATGTATTAGCTGTTGACATTTGTAGTCTCCATTAAATATTTGTTTTTATGGTCTGTCATCTGATTATACACCCAAAAGGTTGATTTTTAAATTGTTTATTTTAATTATTGGCTATTAATTTTAAGCCATTTATAGAGTTAAGTCTTAGTCCATAAATTTTACTATTTTTGACCAATTTTGCATGAGACTCGTTCCATACATTTCCATTACAAACAATGTTAATATCGGGAACTCTTTTATTGATAAGAGCGGCTGCTAAGATATTATCCGATATATCATCTAAAAAATATCCTGTAGAAGGAAAAATTGTTTTAATATTTAAATCTAATAATATTTGAGATACTTTATATAATAATTCATAAGTAAATTTTCTATATTCTAATATGTATCTTATTTGGCCATTATAATCCATAGATATAATCTGCATATTTTTTATATCATCTCTAAATTTATCATATTTACGATTACATAAGTAATGTACTGGACAAACAACATCTATTATAGATGCACCATTTTTGAAGCAGTTTGCTGCTATTGACATTCTTGAATTCGCATCCATAATTCCCAATGGAAAGTCTATGGACGAAGCAATTTGAATTTTATTGGTATCAATTTGACTTTTAATTAATTTAATATAAGGATAAAATACAGATATGCTCTGTATATCATACTTTACTGCTGCATTAATAGTTTCGGTTATTTCACTATCTTTTGCATCAAGATCATAGTGAGCATATTCTATGTACATATTATTGTTTTTTTAATGATTCAATTGTTGGATACTTTCTATCTCCAAGAATACCATCAGCAAAACCATAATACACCGCTTCTTCCGCTGTTAGAATCCAGTCTGTTTTATTTGCTAGTTGACTTTGTATATGTTTTCTGGCTATTTGTCTTTTCCATTTTTTTTCTTTAGCCATAGGACTATGCAGCCATTTTTCAACAAATATATCCAACATTTTTACTGATTCTCTTTCACTCCATTGAAGACTACTAATAGCGGCTTTATGCTCGTCATCTATACTTATTGATCCATAATGAATAAGCATATTAACATTTGGCATTAATATTCTTAAATTAGCAGCTTGAAAAATAACACTACTTGCAGATTGAACTTTAGCATAGGCTAAGATTGTTGTTGTTGATCTAGAATATTTAATAGTATCATATAAACTAAGACAATCCTCCCAATCTCCTCCTGGCAGATGCATATGAATTAGTATATTATCTGATGATTGTTGATTTAAAAATCTAAGATTTTTTTCAAATGTAATTGATGATCTAAAATCAACACCAGCATCTTCGTTATCATCAAAATTAGAATGTAAAAATATTTCTCTGTTTTTTATATCAATATTGTAATAGTGTAGTGATTGTAGATCGGTGTCTCTTGTATTTATTCTAGACATTATTTAACTCATTATATATTTTTTTATTGATATTTCTCATAATTTGCGAATCATCAAATGCTTTACCTATTGCTATTCTAAATCTATATCTAGTAAAAACATCTAGAGTTTCTACTCCCTCTATTTTTTCTATAATATTTGCAATATTTTTAGATATATCAAAATTTGTATGACCCATCCAAAAATTAAATATTTTCCCACTAGCGGTGTTATCATTAAATGGTATTATACCCATAGGAGTAGCTATTGCTTTTATTGCTTGTGGATTTTTTTGTATTTTTAATTCTTCATCTTCATCGCTATCTTCAATTTCTTCCTCATTTTCATAATCTCCAACATATGGATCGAAATCAAAAGATTCTTCGTCGCGGCCAAATGGGTCTATCCATTTTTGCCATATAATTTTATTTTTAGAATCTGTGTCCATATTTAGCCTCTTTGAAAGAGATTATACTACTCTATAGTAAGACACACTAATATAAAAGAAATGCTATTTACCGTTAAAAACAGAGATTGGACGTATTAAAGGTCCATTATTTTGATTATTTTTAATCTCTTGTTTGATAATTTCATAGAAAGAACAAACATTATCAAAAAATAATTTATTTTTTATATTTTCAGAAGAATACGCTTTGTCTTGTAATATAGAAAATAATTTATATTTCATTGCAGAACTACTGGCATACATTACTAATTCTGCATATTTTTCAGCCATATTTTGTATGCTATTCATATCCATGGTATTTATGTCTGGATAAGATAAAAGAATATCTATATCATAATTTGATTTTAATATAATATTAATACCTAGTTGATTAGAATTTTTAGTACTATTTTTATTAAAAAGATTTTTATAATAATGTAATAATTTTTTTAGCATTATCTGGTATACGTTCTATATGTGAATTTATATCCAAAAGATGATAAGTGTTATTTAATTCGATATCATTATGTATAAAACTTAGATAATATATATTTAGCTGATCAAGCATGGTAACGTCTGTTAACTTAAAATTAGGAATAATATTATTATCATCATTACTGATTTTTGTTAAAATAAATTCTAATGACTGTTTTAAATCTATGTATGGTTCCAAATCTATATATGGAAAATTCAATTCTGTTGAACTTGTTGATAAGATCTGATAACTATTATATTTATGATTTAGTACAAGTGCCAGTAAATTAATTTTAGCTTCTATCATAGGATTTGATTGTTTCTAATGCCCTTTTGATATTTTGCCTAACAGCTTCTCTAGAAACTCCAAACTTTTTTCCTATTTGAGATAATGTATGATCTTCTAGATAGTAAAGTTTTATTTGTTCTCTTTGCTTTTCTGATAAATTATTATTTAATAAAAGATTATTGATGAGCATACTCAAATTAATTTCTTGTTCATTTTTCATTAATATGTTAATGGGCTCTTCTGCTCTTGTATCTGGCATAGAAGAATGCAAAGAATTATCTGAATCTTTACTATTAAAATCAAGACTAATTGTGTCATGATTTTTTTTGTATTTATTAGTAACATATGTTTTTATAGCCCAAATAGCACACTGGTTTCTATAAGAATATAATGTTTTTTGCTGACCATTTTTTCCTTTTCTATTCGGATCAAATCTCCAATCAGCATACATTATAGCTGTTGCAACATCAGATATTGCATCATTATTTTTTAACATTTCTGTAGATAAACCATTATAAAATTTTGGACAAAATTTTGATATAGTTTTTTTCGCTAAACCAATATACGTATCTAGACTGTCGTATTGTTTTTCCATTATCCTTGTCCTTTGAATCTTTAAAGTTATTTATTTACTTAGTTAGTTTTTTCCACTGTTCTGGATCTGGTCTGTCTTTATCTCCTGGTCTTGCTGGTCTATACTTTTTACCTTCTCTTTCTTTCTTTTTTCGAATATTGTCCCATAGTCCTTGTTTTGCTCCAGCAGACATAGTATCGTCAGATTCAGAGACGTACATGATAAAATCGTGGATCGTTCTCATATAGTCTTCAGTTATGGCGATTTTACCTTGTAGCCAGCTTTCTGTCAAGTTTTCTTTTACTGATGGGTTGTCTAGGGAGTTAAGTATATTTTGTGAATGCTGTGCAATAGCTCTTAGTGATCCAACACTCATTTCGAAAAAATCTTCTTTATATTCATTTAGTTCATCTTCTGGTGTCTCCATTCCCTCGGCTAAACCATAATCATCAAGAGAATCTACTAGTGTTAATTGATCTTCTGTTTTTCTTAGATATTGATCTACTGTCCATGATGATCCAGAGTTTGTCGTTCTATATCCGACAATATAGCCAATATTTTCTGGCAGCTCTTCTATACGTTGAACTATACCTTCACTACCATAATGCATACAAGAAGCATTGGTATTTTTAATTTTATCTCCAGCCTTTAGTTTGCAATTTGCAACAATAATTTGGGATTTATTTTCTGAGTTTAAAGAGGAATTAACAGCTATATTTTCTGATTGTTTTTTAATAGAAGCTTCGACATTATTTAATAAATCATAAATTCTATCCATGTTATAAACCCTTTTTATTTAATTTAGAAAAAATATAGTCTGTAAAAATTATTGATGCATTATTATCCGATGGATAATGAACACCCTGCAAAACCCTAGCGTAAGCACTCCTATTTACAATTTGATCTAATTCATTTTTGAATTCTGGATTAGATCTTGATACAAGATTTGCTGCTAATCTAGCATACACCGTATGTCCTGATGGATATGATGGAGTGTGGTGTGTCTCTGTTTCGATAACATCAATTGTTGATCCATAAAATTTGGCTAATTGGTATGGTCTAGCTCTATTAAAATAAGTTTTAGTATTAATAATAAGAGGTTTGATAATATTGTATAATTGATCAAATTCAGCTTTTGGAAATATTATATTTTTTTCATTACAAAAGTCTACGACTAGTATTGATGCTTTTGAATCTACTTTATAGACTAATTTAGTTTCTTCATTATTTCGATTATTAGTAATTTCTGATATATAAATTAATTCTTTAAGCGTTGATTCACTACTATTTTTAGGAGGATTATCAAGGATAGATTTATAATTAAAATCAATTAATTTTGAAACTTCTTGATCTTCTACTATAGAAGTAGTATATTTAAGATTATCTATATCAACAGAACCTAATACTGAATTTAGTTTATATAGAAGCTTATTTCTTATCATCAGTTCACACTTGAATGCTTAAGAAATTATCTAGACCCATTTGTTCGATAAGCTTTAAATATCCTTCATATAACTCAATACCGTCTTCGCTACCTTGTAATAGTGGTATCATAATATTTGCAGTTATTTCATCACCAACTGCTCTGGCAGCAACTATTGTTGCTCTTTCAGTAGCAGAGGCTTCTCTAACAGAATTAAGATTATATTGAATCATTGCTAACATATCGTGTCTTTTCCAGACTGGTGGGCTTATTACTAATGGTTGATAATCAACATCAAAAAATTCTAATCTTTTTAGATTAATTATAGAGTGTTGATGTTCTTCTTCTGCATCTTTTCTAATTATATCAGCTAGTTTTTTATATCCCCAACGCTCTAAATGCATAGCTTGTGCAGAAAGGCTGGTGGTCTGTTGCCAGTGAATATTTAATGATTGTTTTAGTAAATCAATAACAGTATTCGATGAATATCCTGGTACTTCTTGTGCTTGTATTTGATTGTCTAGATTCTCTTCTTGTGGGGTTTCTTGTTCTGATTGCTCGGTTGATTGTATGATTATCTCTTGTGCTTTAATTAAGTCTTCTATTGATTGCATATTGTTTCCTTTTAAAATAATTAACTACCAGGCTTTACAAGACCAATATCTTGCTTTCCACTTTGGGCCAGGATTATCACAATTATGTCTGGCTCTAAAACTTCTTCGTCTTTCTGGGATATTCTTTTTTATTTTCATATTAGGATCACCAAAATTAACTTTCACCACATTGCCTTTTTCGTTTTTAACGTATACGCTAAATTTTTTAGGACCATCAGCAGTTCTAAAAGGCTTATTTAAAGTAACCTTACGACCCTGATATTCTGAAGCTACTGATGTGGGAGTATTATAGAGATAACTGACATCATATTCTTCTGTTATCTCATCAGTTGTCTCGTATTCTGTTGGAAACACTAAGTTAGACAATGATAATTCTTCTACTGATCCACAACTATCACAACTATCATAGGATAAAGAATAATTGAGTATATCAAATACCTGATCAAAAATACTACTTTTATTTTTTTGTTTAGTTTGTCCTAAACATATAGCAACTCTTTGCTTAGAGTCTGGATAATCTTTTTTCATCGTTTCGTCACCCATGCAACGACCCACAAACTTTTGATTATCTTCATCTTCTTTTGGTGATGGAATTGGCATATTAAATCCTTATTGATAATTTTTAAGAATATTTATTAATACACCTCAAAATTTCATTAGCAGAATTAGCCCAGGAATACTTTTTAGCCGTTTGAATACCATTAGGATTAGTATTAATTTTGTTATTATAAACAAATCTCATATATTCTATAATTTGATCAGTTTGTTCTGTTCCAATTTTAGCCCAATTTCCTTGTCCAATAAAGGCTTTTCCGTCATATGCTTTTTCTGTTTCATTAATGTCAATAAGATAACTATTATCTTTATTACAAAATTCAGTATGGGCAGAATAATTTGTTGCTATAACTGGCTTATTCATGCTCATAGTTTCTAATAATTCTAAATTCCAGCCTTCTGCTCGTGATGGATATAGTCCGCAATCACAATTAGATATTAATTTAGCTATATCTTTATGAGTTTCTACTCCAGAAAATAATTTTATTCTGCTATCTCCGGAATACATATCTTTCCATTTTGATAATTCATCAGCAGAAGAATAATTATTAGTATGTTCTGATGCTAAAATCCATAATTCTACATCTTTTTGATCTGGGAATGCTTGTGTAAATAAATTATATAATATATCATGCCCTTTTCTAACTTCCCATTTGCCTATATTGAGAAAAACATATTTATTGTCTGATCTGGTAGATGGTATTGAATCATTGAAGATATTTCTGTCTACTCCAAGAGGAATAACCTCTACAGGAGTACCTATATTATTATTAGCAATAACATTTTTTGCCCAATTACTACTAACGAATAAACAATCTGGAATAGACATATTAATAATTTCATAACTATTGAAAGTATCTAGTTCAAAAAATGGATAAGCAAAATATGGACCTCTTCCTATCCTTGTTAATAAATCAAATTGATGCCATATTTTTATAGTCGGAGCAGTTCCGACCATACTATATCTATTATTCAAGCATTGGGATACAGCTTCATGATCTAGCTGATTATCTACTGACGGCTGCCCTATGGGAAATAATGAAATAGTAGACTGTTTATACAGCTCTCTAAAAATATTTATTGATGCTATTCCATAGCCAGTATTATTAATTGGTATATTAAGATTTATATTCATATAGTTTATTGTGTGTGTTGTTGACCTGTATAAATGTTGTTTTTTTGCCAAAATCTTTTATTTTATTAGCCCCAATATATGTACAAGCGCTTCTTATTCCTCCATAAATATCTTGTATAATTTCTTCAGCCGTTCCTTTATATGGCACAGTTACGCACTTACCTTCTGATGTTTTATAATTTGCTACGCCATTATTGTGTTTATCCATAGCATTTTTACTACTCATACCATAGTATTGTAAAGACATTTTTCTTTTTTTACACGAAAGGTTATATGATAGGTCTAATGGTTGCCAATTTCCGTGTTCGGTTTGATATTCATATTTCCATTCTCCTTCACATTCGCAAACTCCGGCCAGCATACTTCCTAACATTATAAAATCTGCATTGCCACCAAACGCTTTACAAACATCACCAACGACTTTACATCCACCATCTGAGCAAATATGCCCGCCAAGACCATGAGCGGCGTCTGTGCATTCCATCACAGCACTCAATTGTGGGTATCCTACGCCAGTTTTTAAACGGGTGGTACACACACTGCCCGAACCTATACCAACCTTGACTATATCGACCTTACCATGAATTATTAATTCTTCTGTCATCTCAGGAGTTACAACATTACCGGCCAATATAATAATTTCTTCATATAGTTTGCGAATATTACTTATTATTTTTACAAACTGTTCAGTATAACCGTTTGCTACATCAATACAGATATTTGGTAATGGATAATTAAATTTTCTGATCTGATTAAATACTTCTGTTAATTTCTCTAGATCTTTTTGTCCGGTTCCAACAGAATAAAACACTAAATCCTTATTAAGGATGCTTGGATCAGTATAAAAAGCAACATACTCATTTATCTTATAGTGTTTGTGTAAACAAGTCATGGCTTCATGCTCAGATAAAGATTTAGCCATATTAAATGTCCCGATAGTATCCATATTGGCTGCAATAATAGGAACACATGACAATTCTCTTGGAGAATACTTAAAAGAAAAATTTCTACTTAAGCATACTTCTGATCGACTGTTGAGTGTTGATCTTTTGGGACGAATAAGTACATCATCAAAATCTAATTTTATTTCATTAATAATTTTTTGCATCATATTCCTTTTAGATACTTATCTGTGTCATAACACTTCCATTTTTTAAAATCTTCAAACCCTTGTTCACCAACACATATTTTTGGTCCAGTAAGTACTCCTTTGCCCTTGTAGTGAGTCAAGGCGGCTAGTATTGCACATGAGTGGTCGGTGCAATCAACTACGAATTTTATTTGACCAGATTTTACATAATATTTTGGCATACTATATATTAAAAAAATACCATCTATTGTGGGTATTAATTTCTTCTTTTGAATTAATTTCACCAAGATAAGATTTAATATTATCCCAAGAAGAAAAAATCATTTCATGAGGAACAGTACCAAATAACCAATCTGGAGCGTTTTCTTTTCCCTGTACCATATGTATTACGATGGGTTTCTTTTGACGATTTGCCCAAAAAATTTCTTCATATGTTCCGCAAGGATGAATATCCAGATCTAAATTTACAATTAAGAAATCACTTATGTCTACTAATCTAAGATCAACAGATCTAATCGTCTTCATTAGCTGAGACAATTCGTCATATTTTCCAGCATTTTTTAATTTAACTTTATGCTTATGTGTTAATTCATCTTCTTGACCAACAACTGTGGGTTTTTTTATAGGATTAAAAACTATAATATTAAGAGATTCAAGAAATGGTGTTATTTTGTCTCTCCAACCATTCCCTCTATCGGCTACTCTGTCCATAGCACCAGCTAAATAAACTCGCTGATTATTTAATCTATTCATTAATATCTATCACAAAAGAAAAAAGTAAAAATATTTTTAGAATGATGGGTGGTTCTATCATTAGATAGATTGTTTATTCCAGATACAATACCACCTAGCATAGCAACAATAAAACAAATTATTAAAAAGGGATCCATGATTTCACCAAATTTTTGTTGTTTAGTTTCATACCAATCATATGTATTATACTCGTCGGCCATGCGTTTAGCAAGAGGTTTTTATTCGTATTCATGAGTATGATCATCTTGCTATTCTGTACGTTCGAAACTATTATAACGTAGTATTTGTAAACATTAACTATTAAATTCTAAATGACTAGAAAAACAATTTTTTGCGATATTGATGGTACAATATTTAAACATCAAAAAACATTAAATAAGATGTTAATCAAAGCCGAGATACTTCCTGGTGTTATAGATAAATTTTTGGAGTGGAGACAAAAGGAATACTACATAGTATTAACTACCGCAAGGCCACGAGGTTGTAGAAAAGTAACAGAAGATCAATTATTAGATTTTGGTCTTTTCTTTGATGAATTAATTATGGGATTACCTTCTGGTCCAAGAGTTTTAATAAATGATACTAAACCAAATGGAATGATTACTAGTTGCTCTGTAGCATTAGATCGAGATACTGGATTTGAAAATTTAGAGGTATAATTATGACTTTCAAAGAATATTATAAACATTATTTAAGCTTACATCAAAATAAGACATGCAGAAGATTGCATGTTTTAGGTCAACTATTAACCGTCGCATTTGTATGCACAATTTTATATCTCAGAGGATGGTTTTTATTATTATTACCATTAACTCCTTTTATAGTTTATCCATTCGCATGGTCTGGACATTTCTATTTTGAAAAAAATAAACCAGCAGCATTTAAAAATCCAGTACTAGCAAAATGTGCAGATTGGGTAATGCTATTTGATATTATCAGAGGAAAGATTCCTTTTTAGTTCTGAAGAAGAAAAGATTTTTGGCAAACGGATAAAAACTCGATTAATATTATTTTTGTCACAAATATACTTCTCTTGTAAATTTTCATTATTAATAGACCTATCTCCACTATTAAAAAAGAATACTTCTGTATTTTTATGATTTATATCTTTTGTTAATAATTCTAAAGTAGCAGAGATAGAAGAGTCTGAATCTATGGACAGAACAGCTTTGTCTATAGATTTAATATTATTAATTATTTCTAATCTATGATTTTCATCCATAAATTTAGCAGATTTTTTTAAATTTACTTGATAATCATTATTAACAATACAAATCAAATAATCACATTGTTCTTTGGCAGAATTAATATACTGTATATGTCCGACATGAATTGGATTAAAATATCCTGAAACAATACCTATTTTAGTTTTATTCATTAATAATAACTGATCCGCTTTTAGAAATATTTAAGTCTATAAAATCATTAAAAAAGCTTTTTTGAATTTGTAATTTATCTTCTTTACTTTTGGTAATTCCGAATATAAACCCTGAGCCTCCACTACCTATTAATTTCCCACCAATCATACCTAATTGACTTAAACTATCCATAAGCTCATCTGTTTTTGATCCTGAGATTAAGGACGATATACGTTTCTTAGATTCCCACGATTCTTTGAGTAGATTTCCAATATCAGATATATTTTCTTTACAAAAAGCATCATATCCTTCGTGTGCCAATCTGAGAATATCTATTTTATTTTTATCATCACTTCCTGTGTCATGTGCGGTTGCTATTTTGAAAGACTGCCTTTGGTTGCCTGTATATATTAAGAATGAATGATCAATAAACTTATTAATAAAATTTTCTGAGATAGGTAAGGGTCTAACAGAAAAATCTCCTGAAGTATTAATAGAAATAGAATTAAAACCACCATATGCCGCCCATATTTGGTCTTGTATACCTCCAACTTCATTGAGATGTTGTCTTTCTATTTTGATTGCATAATTAGCTAATTCTTTGGTTGAATATTTATACTTATATCTTAAAGCATTAATAAGTCCAACAATAAATGTTGAGGAGGATCCTGTTCCTGTCTGTGCCGGTAGATCGCTCAAGCAAGATATTTCTAATCTCTCATCTAATAAATTAAAATATTCTAATACTCCACGAACCCCATTATGTTGTATATCTTTATTATTAGTTACTGTTTCTATTTTTGAATATGATATTTTAGATATATAATTAAATATATATGGATTATTTCTAACCATAATATAAGAATATTTATCAATAGCAAATCCTATTAATAATGAACCATGCTTAGAATAGAATGATTCATAATCTGTTGATCCGCCGAATAAAGATATCCTATATGGAGTTTTAGAAATTATCATTAGTAATTAAACATCCCGGTCGTATCTGTCAAATCTTTGCAAAAATCATATAATTCTATAATATTACGATCAAGAGTAGTATCTTCTATATTAAAACCTAGATCATATAATTTTTGACTACTAACAAGATAGTCTCTTTTATCAGGATCAGTTTTTTCGTTATGTTCTACTATTTCACAGCCAAGAACCTTTTGAATTTGTTTAGCAAAATCTAGCTTTGTAGAATTTAATGAATCTGCTCCTAAATTATATACCTGTCCACGCATTTGATCAAAATTATTAATTCCAAATGCAAAGGCTCTACATATATCATGAACAGATATAAAATTTCTTCTAAAGTTTCCATCATAAATATCTAATTTATTAGTTTTACTAACTTTATAAACAAAATTATTAACAAGTAGATCTAGTCTTGGTCGCCCAGACAAACCAAAAACAGTAGCCAATCTAAAACAAACAACATTATTATATTCTTTTAATAATAATAGTTCAGTATTTTGTTTTAGTTTGCCATATAAGGATATAGGATTAGAAGGACTTGACTCAGTACATACGCTGCCTTCTGGTGTAGTTCCGTATCCAGAGTTAGTATTTGGATATAAGATTTTTTGTCGTCCAGTAACTTGTTTTAATAGATGTGTGTACCATGTATAATTTATATTAGTAGATAATACTGGAATTTTATCACATGCTGGAGCACCAACTATTGCCGCTAAACATATAATATAATCTGCAGTTTTTATATGATTTATCAAGTTGTTTGACCAATCGAGAATATCTTCATTATAAAAATCTATTTGTGGATGTTCCAAATAAGATTTTACATATTCCCATTGATTATAATATAAATTATCAAAACCTACTATTTTTGCATTTGGTAAAGTTTTAATAATATGTTGACATAGCGAACTACCTATATATCCAGCAGCACCGGTGATTAATATTTTCATATATAATTAATTATCTATAATAGAGTGTAAGAAAATTTGATGAACGCATTCAACAACGCCATAACTATGAGAATCTATCCAATAGTCTAATATCGCATGAGTACTGAATTCTTTTCTAGTTTTATTATCAGAATCAAAACCAGTTAATAAAATAAATTTAATATTATTTTCATAACAATATTTTGCAGCATTGTATATATTTAAGGAATTTCCAGAAGAGGATATTAAAATTACAAGAGTATTATTGTCTTTATAACTATCTATATATTTAGCATAGGCATTCTCTGTTCCATAGTCATTCATAGAAGCAGTAAGCATACTAGCATCTGAAAAAGCCAGAGATTTCTTGTTTAAGAATTTTATATAATCTACAGCAATATGAGACGCTATGGCATTACTACCACCATTACCTATAAGAATAATTTGATTGGCACTATTAATTGAAGATAATAATAAATCACGATCTTTTTGACTTATTAAAGATATTGCTTTATTTGTTTCAACTAAATTCATTGGAAAAACTCTTTCATTGCAGTTTTAATACGTTCAATATTTTCGGATGTCATATATCTGTGAGTACCTATATGAATACCATTATTTCCACACCAGATAGCATTTTTGTATTTATTATCCGAATCTCCACTATTTAAATAGTTAAGACTATTATGATGTCCACAAAAACCAAAATTTCTTTTCCAATGAATATTATATTTATCCATTATTTTTTCTAAATCTCTACAAGATTTATTTGACTTTGGTTTCAGTGTTATACTAAAGCCGTGTGGCATAACCTCCATGTGTGATGGCTCATCACTAAACCACGCTATATCTTCATATTGTTTCGAGAATGTAACAAGTTCTCTCCAAATATATTTTCTCTGTTCTATATTAGTATGAAATTCGTCGATAGCACCTAGTGCTAATGATGCACACATATCTGTAGTTTTGAAATTACTTCCAAAGCGAATATGGTCAAAAAAAGCAGAATTGGGATGTCTTCCGTGTGATCTAATGCTAATAAGTAAATCTTTTAATTTTTCATCATCGGTATAAATGCATGATCCCTCACCGGCTTGAACTAAGTGAGCTTGGAAAAATGATGAGCAGCCTCCTATAGCATATTTATGAGTAAATTGATTATTTATCTTGCTACCATAATTTTCACAGCTATCTTCAAATAATACCAATCCATACCTATCTGCTATATCTTTTAAGATAGACATTTCTGATGGCCTGCCCATTGTTCCGACAGCATATATTGCTACAACATCATCATCTATTTCTTTCTCAACAAGTTCTTCGTCAATATTAAGTGTATCAGATTTAATATCTACCCATTTAGGTATTAGTCCTCCTGAAACTACAGCCGTGCTATTCGCTATGAATGCTAGGGCTGGACATATAACCTTACTTTTACCTTTAATAACTTTTTTACGTGCTATTTCTGGTAAAGCTAAAGTCATAGCAGTTAAAGATGCTGTTCCGCTACTTGTTGCTACAGCATATTTAGTTCCCATTAATGCTGCAAATTTTTCTTCTAATAATTTTGTTTTTGGTCCCATTGAGGCCCAATTAGTATCAAGACAGTCCATTACATGCTGTCTAGCTATTGAATTTATTTTCAATTCTCCAAATTCGATCTTTTTCATAATAAGCTCCTAGGCATATATTAAATTTCTATATCGGTTAAACCAGTATTTCTTTCAAGACAAATAGCATAACTAGTAATTTGACCATTTTCTTTTTTATCATTAATCAACACCCTTGGTCCTATCGGTAGTCCCATAACTAATTGATCATAGAATATGCCACTATCTTTTAGCTGTTGTACTGTTGTAGCTCGACAACCTTCTGGCCTAGCTGTAGTTAATACTATATAATAGTCTTTTTCTCTCCATTCAGAAAATTTTTCTATAACATTATCTAGAATCTGTATTTTAGAAGTTACGATTTCGTATAAAGTTGGCTGATGATACACGATAGTTCCATCTATATCACAAAAAATAGTTTTTCTATATGATCTATCCATTTTTTTTCTCTATTATATTTTTAATAAAATTGCATATTTCTTGACTTGATGGAGGTAGATTATCTAAATGTTTCGCAAAACCAGCGGATCTATTTTTTAATCCCATAGTATATACTTTTGAGTTTGAATTCATCATTAATTTATGAGCAATATTTGAGGCTATACCATCTTCATAATCGTCATCAAGAACAATAGCTAAGCCACAACTATTTAGATGTTTTAGAATTTGATTATCTAATAAATATGGTTTAAGAATTTTTTGATGATATACTGAAACTTTAATTCCTTTTTCTAATAGAATTTTTGATGCTTCCATTGCAGCAAATCTGGTTACAGAAATTGGAAATAAAATACAGTCAGGCTCTGGGAAAACGATATCTTTAAGTTCTTTATTGTTATTATAAGACTCTCTATGCTCTGAAACATAAAATACATCATCGCTATTCATAAAATCATTATAACATTCTTTGTACTCATCAGAACTCATAGGAGAGTATATTTTTACTCCTGGCATTCTATAATAAAGAGAGTGGTGAGAACTGCCAGCAACCGGGCCTATTGATCCCTCCATAGCTATACTTCTTATAAAAATTGGACATGGTACTCCCCAAATTTCTTTGCTTTTACAAGCATAGTTTATTATACTTATTGAATTATACCAATTAAATCCTTGATATCGAATAACATAAATAGGCCTTTTCCCCATTAATCCAGCACCCACTACAAAAGCACCACCAGCCACATCTGCCATTGATAATTCTACCATTCCTTGATCTTCATACATTTCTGGCAATGTACCTCCAACCCAACCAACAGCAGTTAAGCATTGGCCAAATGCTAAAAATCCATTATTTAAGTGACTAGCAACTGTATTTTTTATAGTTTCTCTAAGCGTGATTTCCATAATTCCTCAAAATATTCTAATTCTTTAGTTATATCTTCTTTTTCTAACCAGTCTACTGAATCCCCATCTTTACCTGCGCCACAATGCCAAAATAATCGATTTGTATTAATATTTAATAATCTTGGTTTATTAAATTTATAATCGTTGAGACTATTCAATATATCGTTGGGCTCATCTGATATATTAAAAGATTCTATACCCATTGATTTAGAAACATCATTTATTTCCCAATTTCTTCTTACTTTTTTTTCTGTTAATATTGATAAATTATTATCTTCAACTACAAATAATATTGGTATGTTTTTTGTCGAAGCCCATCCATAGGCTGCTAGAGCATAGTCCTCTTCCGCTGCCGCATCACCAGCAAAAACTATAGTTGGTTTCTTACTGGCAAAACAAGCACCAACTCCTATAGGAATATTGCTACCCATTAATCCATCATGACCATACATATTAATTTCTGAACAATTAATTGATGCAGATCCGCCCATTCCTTTGGTGCATCCGGTATCTAAACCAAGTAATTCATCTATTAGTTTTATAGGATCTCCTCCAAAATTTAAATAAATAGAATGACAACGATGTTGACCAAAAATCAATGGTGAAATGTTATATTTTTTACAATAAACACTTATTGTGGATGATATCATTTCTTGTCCAGCAGAAAGGTACACTGGAATTTTGATATTTTTCTTTTGTATTTGATTATAAGTAGCAGTTTCAAAAGCTCTGCATATCTTTGCTCTAGAGATTATTTCATTCAGCATGTTTTTATACAAAGCCCTTCTATTGGTATAGACAAATTAAATTTATTTATTAATATATTTAAATTATCATAACTTATGATATCTCCAGGACCAGCAACCGCAAGTCCTAAATGAGATACCGAGCCTTCTGTTATCATAAAATTTTCAAATTTTTCTGATTTATCAAAATCATTTTTTGTTGCAATTTTATTAAAGAATATTTGACAATTTCCAACCCTTCCATTCAGAATATTTAATGGATTAATTTCAGTTCCATCTTCTCCCATTTTCGTAGATCCTGCTCTACCATATGTATCTTCTAGTCTTACTATATCTTCTTTATCTACGGGGGTTTCAATCTCTAATAACTGTAATACATTATCTGTCATGCATTTAGTTCTGTGAAAAACCCCATGACGAATCATAATTTTTTCGCCAAAAAAAAGCTTGAATGTATTATTTAGAAACGAAATTTTTGCAGCTCCATCTAATACTAGGAGTCCTGTTTTTTTATTGGGGTGAGAGTGTAGTGAAGTTTCATGGTATGGATTTATAAATAAATGCCATATTGCGACTTCGCTGTTTTGATAAAGAAGATACTCGTAGCCCCAAGGTTTTTTAATCGTTTTCAACATTGAAAGTCTTCATCCCTATTCTCATCCATTCTCCCATATCATCATAGTGGGCGCATGATATCAAATTACCATCTACACTGACTGTTCTGGAATATTCAGCGCCAGCATTTTTAATATCTGGTTCTATAGAATAATACCCAGCACATTTTCTTCCATGTAGAACATCTGCTGTAATCAATAATTGTCCACCATTACAGATACACATTGTTGGCTTATTAGCCTTAAACCATTCACGAACAAATTCTACAGCCTTTTTTTCTAATCTAAGTTTTTCTAAACATTTAACACCGCCAGGAATAAGCAATAGATCAAAATCTGCAACTGTATAATTGGGTGTTAATAGATCTTCAACATGTATATTAGATAACATATGAACACCTAGACTACCAAAGATTTTTTCATTTCTTTTATTGGCAGCTATTGTTACATTATATTCATGTTCATGCAGAGCATAAAAGGGATAAACTGTTTCATGGTCCTGAAATTTTTCCCATGTTAATATTAGTGCTTTTTTCATTTTTATTCCTCTAATAGCTTTCTCTTTAGTTTTATTGAAGTCATTTTTTTAATATTTTCTATACATTCGGTTCCAAATTTTTTCTCTAGGTCTGACAAAACCTTATGATTTGTAAAATAGTCATTAAAAAACTTATCTCTAAATGCTAATATTTCTTTAGAAGATAATGTTTCTGTTGAATTTGGAACATGGTCATAGCTCAAAAATGCAAATTCTGAATATTTTTCTGGTACATATCTGTTCTCTTGTTTATTTTGTAAATATAATGGGCTTCCTGGCAAAGCAGTAGCACAGTATACATTCATATTAGACAAAGGAAGATCCAATGCCAACTCATATGTTTCTTGCATTGATCTCATAGTATCAGATGGAAGTCCTACAATAAAGTTTCCACCTACTCCAATTCCATGATTATCTATTTCTCTTACTATATCCCTAATATTTGTCTCTTTAAATCTGCCTTTATCTATTTCTTGTCGAACTGTTTGCGATGCAGATTCTATTCCTAGGGCAAGATGGTTGACTCCAGCCTTTTTAAGCATTTCAAGATACTGGGGTTTGGCCGTATCAACTCTTGAATAAGCCCAGATATTAAACTTTAGACCTCTTTGTATTATTAATTCACATAATGTCAGAAAGTGTTTAGGTCTATATACAAACATCTCATCTGCTATTTTAAGATTGACAACACCCTTTTCTGCTAAATATTCTAATTGTTTAATTGTAAATTCTGGATTCCAATATCTAAAAACATTAAAAGAATCAGAAGCTAGACTTAGATCATTAGAGGATCTATTAATTATATTAATCATACAGAAAGAACATTTTGCAAAACATCCTAAACTGGTATAGATAGAAGCAAAAGGAGAGGTTTCTCCTATGAAATTGGTGTGCCAAGTTGATGTTCTATATTTTGAAAGATCTGGCATTAAGTCATAAGCAATACCAGGAAGATCTTGTTCTAAAAATTCTTGAGGAACTATTCTTTCTGGATCATTGATAATAATTTCTTTATTATTTCTATACCATAAACCATTTATATTTTTAGGATTAAATTTATTTAAAATTAAATTTTTAAGAGAATATACTCCTTCATTTGAAAATGCAATTTTTATAAATGGATGTTTTTCTAGAACATCTCCTGGCATAGCGTTAATGTGTGGTCCAACGAATCCTATGGCATATCCAAGTTCAGCAATTTTCTCTGCTGTTTCTATAGCTCCGTCCATAGCTGCCGTTGAAGCATTTGGATTTTGACCAGTTACAACAAATAAAACAAAATCTGGTTTATATGTGTCCATCCTTGAGGACAAATCACTATCAGAAAGAAGAGGTTCTGCTTCAAGATCCATGATAGTAACTTGACAAATATTCCTAACAGAGTTGGCCAATAGCCCAGCCCAAATGTTTGGTTCTATTGCTGATATTGAACTAAGATTTTGATATAATTTTTTAGAATTAGGAGAAACTATTAATAGATTCATTTGTTTAGTTACTTATTTTTGTTGGTTTATAAAGTTTTTAAGAGACATGCCGTTTTTGTCTCTGTCGGATATGATAATTGGTATAGATTCATCCCATTCAGCACCAATATCTGGATCATCATAATTTATTGTCCATTGGTGTTCTGGTTGAGTATAGAGTTCGCTCCATTTATAATGGAAAATGCATAAATCTGTTAAACACTGATGAGCGTTAAGAGAATTAGGAGAAACCAAAACAGAAGTATTATCTGTATCATTTGCATCCAATATATATTCTTTTTTTATGGAATCTTTTAAATCAAATGTTATTAATTTAATTTTTCCATATAAACATGTAATCAATTTCCATGTTTTTGAATCACCATGAAAACCTCGAATTGTTCCATATTTAGATTTTGTTATCTTATCTTGAACAAATTTTATAGTATGATCTTGTTGATCATATATGGTATATATTGTACCTCTATGATCTATAAATTTATTTTTTTTATATATATAGTCCATAATTTACTTATTTAAATGATCAGAGATAAAGGAAATATATGGTGCAAAGTGCTTTATGCCGCCTTGGGTAGTATTTATTTTTTCTATATTTATATTAATAGAATCTTTGGATCTTGTGTTTGCATGATAAGAGTCATGAAAAACTTTAACACTATCTAGTAACCAAATCCTATTGATAGCACTAAATATATGTATGATAGCAGTATCTGCAAACCACATTTTTATGTCTGGAGGAAATACTCCTCTCATCATATTAACATAAGTTTTAGTGATTACAGGAAAACAAACCCCATGACCCATACCATTAGACTTCTGATAAATATCCTTAGTATTTTCTGTTAGACCAATTAACATTATATCATCAATAGGTTTATTTTCTTGATAAAATTCATAGATCTTCAAATCCCAGTCTTCGGTTTCTATAACAACGTCATCATTTAATAGAAATATTATATCCCCTTTTGCCGCTATACTCGCTGCATTGTTATAGTCTCGTTGCATAAATTCACTTTGCTCTGTTAATAAAACAGATAATGAATTTGCCATTAAATCTCCATCTGTAAACTTAAACATGTCTTTTATGTTTACAATATAATCCAAAGTTTCTTTATCATCATAGTCAACAACTAAGATAATTTCAAATAGCCTATGTTTTTTATAGGATTTATTTAATAATGACTCTAGACATTTTTTAAGTAATTCTAATCTATTCCGTGTAGGAAAAACGACAGAAATTTTATAGTCTATAGACCATTTATCCATATATCTATTATTTGAATATATCACTTTATTCTCCTATTATAACATGATTTATATTTTTATAATCAAATTCTTCTGGTTTTAAATATAGATTATTTTTGATATATTCTTTTAGATCATTATTTTTGCAAAACATATTTTCATCGTATTGATCAGGATCATGCTCTAAAATTTTTCTGCATTCTTCGAAGCCTAATCCATACTGTTTAGCTAATGGATTAAAGATTCTGTCCATATAAGTGTCTATAGCGAACGGATGATCGTAACTGTCTCTGCCAGTTAGCAAAGACCAATATGCAGGATGAAATCCACTACTAGCTCCATCTAGGCTAAGTCTATGATTAACTATAACATCCTTACATACGACCCATCTCTTTTTAATAGCAGCACAAATAAATGTATATACAGATTCGGTACAAAAACCAGCAAAAATATCAGGAATTATATTTTTATAGTAATCTTTTATGTCTCTAGTAAAAATTTGACAATGAGAATTTAAAGCAGATCCTATTGGTATACAAAACTCATTATTTTGATCCAACTTGAATCCTTTACCACTAACATATCCTTGTATTGCAGGATCGGTCAAGGGACCATTATCTCCATCTGCCATGCAGGAAACCATAGAATATGGGCCGGCAGTCATCTTTTCTACCATTTTTTCTATAGTATCATCAGCATTAAAAGTAATACCAGAATCTATATATAAAAATCCATCATAATTATTGTCAAATACAGATGCAGTATGATTGAAAGATACATTTACAGGAACTCTATCATTAATAGAATTTATTTTAATTTGTGGAAAAACATTTTTTATTGTTGATAATGTTGAATCTTTTGATAAGCAGGACGAAACAACAATATCATGATCAATATTTTTTTGATTTACTATAGATTGTAATGACTCTATATAGAAATTTGTATTTTCTCTTTTTGATATCCCGCATATATTATATATTGTTAGTAATTTCATAAAAGTTTTTTTACCTTATCTTGGACAGGCATAGAGAACAACGTATTCACATTAAAGCCTGCCGACATTGTTCGATTTATCATATCAATAGAAGTTTTGTCTTTTTGTCTCATAGCTAAAGCGTCTAGAGAATTATGTAGTCTATGATCTATTTTTAGAAAACTCAGATCAACAACCTTGTTTGCTTCATTATATATTCTGTATGTAATAACATCAGACCCATGATTGCCATAGGTGTCATCCATAATAAAGCCTAATCTTTTTGCAGCATTCGTTGAGACTATTGGAAAAGCAGCATAAGATGAATCTACTCTGTCTATACTATTATCTTTTGTTCTTCCATAAACAATATCACCAAAATCATTTAGTATATCGTATGCTTGTTTGTCCCAATGTTTTGTTGTTAATATACAATCATCATTTAATCCAAAGATATATTTTCCAGAAATTGATTCTAGCATAGAATTTAGTCTGACATGAAGATTGCTATTTCTATTTTCTATGTGTGTCTTGCATTTTTTAATCTTATTAACTATACTAATATAGTCTGATAGATTTGGATCATCAGAATCTAATCCCACATGAATTTCATAATCCAATAAACATGTGTTATTTATAGACTTACATAGATCCTCAAACATATCTGGTCTGGATCTAGACATTAATACTATAGAAAATGCTATCATTTAATTTATTTTTTAGGAGGATAATTATATACTGTAACGAAAAATTTTCCCCAAATGTCATTAATTAAATCTGTTATAAAGTTCCAATTTCCTCCCGCTAATCCAGAGCCAAATTTTGGACAATGAATTTCAATTTTTTCATTTTTATTAATAAAACCAGTATTAGTATGAATATATTGAGATAAACTATTCATAGATTTAACTAAAGCTAAATAATTTAGTGGTCGATTATTTTCTGGAGATCTGATACCATTTTGAGCTATCATGTTAACAAAAAATAATTTATGTTTGAATTTTTCATTTTCATATATTTTAAGTATTTGAGAATAGCCCAAATTGTTTTTAAGAAAATTTTTACCTAATAAATGATAATTTTCTTTTACAATAGGATACTTTGATGCTACTTGAGAAGCGAATCCTGCTCCAAACATATCAATGTTATTGCAAACATGAGGAACAAAAACTGTTGATCCTTCATTTCCTAGAGTCACTCTTTCTCTGATAGTTTCAAATAAATCATAATTAGAGTATACTATACTGTTTGTAATATTTTTTTTGTTTATAGTTGTTTTCATGAGTCACCTAGTAATTTTTGACCACTTACCTAAAGGACACTCTTGATCAGCCCATGCTAATTTATTTAGAAATTTACTTTTTTTGCTAATTGCACAGCCACATATTCCACATTCTGATTTTGCTCTATTAAAATCCGAACAATCAATACATATAGAATATCTATCTAAAATTTCGGATTGAGTGGTTTTTGGAAATCCATTCCATACATGAAAGAACAAAGACTTAAGAAATGTTTGTATTCGTAATAGCAGCATCTTTTTGTCTTTCTTTTATAGCGATAATATTATTATTTTCATCAAATGTAAATATATCTATCGGATCAATCATTGCATCAGATTTAATCCATTTACACGATCCATTTTTTAAAGATACTGCTAATTTATTGCCATTCTTTTTAAAATCTGAAGTTAATACGAAATATTTATTTTCGAATATAAAACAATCACCAGTATTTATTTCTTCTAAGTATTTCATATTATCTATTATAGTATTGATCCCAATCTCTCCACTCTTCTTCTTCAAGACTTTCTTTGATTCTTTTTAACTCTTTTTTGGCATTTTGTTGGCCCATTACATCATCATCAATAAATGTTTTCTTGATATGATGTTTTTTATTAAGTTTATTTCTTCTTTCAGATTTTCTGTCGTTATTGTCTTCTGAGTTTTTCATAGCTCATCTCAAGTTATCTGTCCTTACGGTTTATTATATTCTTACCAATGATGTGTGTCAATGGGGTTTTTAATTTTTTTTTTACCTTGACGATACGCTAAATTGAATTACTATTGTGCAGGTCGGTTGGTTACTATCTTATATACTACTTATCCCAATGAATAACTCTACTATTGTAACAGGAATATGGGATCTGGGTAGGGATTCTTTAAATGGTTCATGGAAAAGAGATTTTCAACACTACATTGATAACTTTTCCACACTATTGCAATCGTTAGATGATGTTCCTGTTATAGTTTTTATAGATAAAACTTTAGAACATTTAGTATGGAAATATAGAAAAAAAGAAAATACAGCAGTATACCATCATTCTAAGGATCAATTTTCAGGATCATTTTTCCCTTTCTTTGAAGATGTTCAAAAAATAAGAAATAATCCAGATTGGTATAATCAAGTAGGATGGCTCAAGGACAGTACCCAAGCAACAATGGAGTACTATAATCCTATGGTAATGAGCAAAATGTTCTTGCTGCATAATGCTAAAATATATAATCCTTTTAATACAGAATATATGTTTTGGTTAGATGGAGGAATAACAAATACTGTTCACCCAGGTTACTTTAGCCATGACAAAGTATTGGATAAACTTGAAGATTTAGTTAAAAAATTCCTGTTTATTTGCTTTCCTTATGAAACATCTACAGAGATTCATGGATTTGAAATTAATAAACTAAAAGAATTTGCAAATAATAGCAATGTGAATAGAGTAGCTAGGGGAGGATTTTTCGGAGGACATATAGATGCTATATCTCAAGCAAACAATCTGTACTATTCTCTGCTAAATGATTCTTTAAAATCTGGATATATGGGCACAGAGGAAAGCATATTTACAATAATGACTTATTTGGATGAAGAGACTTATGACTTTTCATTAATAGAAGACAATGGATTAATCTCAACTTTTTTTGAGAAATTAAAAAATAATACAAAAATAAAAACGCAACAGACGAATTCCAATACAAGAAAACAACATAAGACTAAAGAAGTAGCATTATATATAAATACTTTTAATTTTCCTGCTCAATTAAAAATGGTTCTTAATAGTTTTGAAAAATATGATAAATCATTTTTAGAAAAAACAACTAAAATATTAATCAATAATTCTACAGATAATAGCGTATTTCCAGAATATGACGATATCTGCGATAAATATAATTTTAAAGAGCACATTAAAAAAGGAAATCTTGGAATATGCAGAGCACGACAATTAGCTGCTGAGCATTTTAATGATAATGGATATAAATATATGTTCTTCTTTGAAGATGATATGTTATTAGATTTTGATGGAAAATGTAATTTTGGATTTAATAAAAAAGTTGATAACTTATTTAATAACTGTATTAGAATTATGGATCTTGAAAATTTTGATTTTTTGAAATTAAGCTTTAGTGAATTCTATGGACATAATGGAGATCAGTGGAGTTGGCATAATGTACCATCAGAAAATAGGATTAAATATTTTGGCAAATCATCAAAAAGACCACCAATGAAATATAAAAATATTAAAACTCTTAACGGTATTCCGTATGCCAATGGAGAGATTTACTATTGTAATTGGCCTCATATTATAGATCAAGAAGGAAATCAAAAGCTGTTTTTAGATACAACATGGAGCAATCCATTTGAACAAACATGGATGAGTCATATATATTCTCTTACTGTTGAGAATAAAATTAATCCGGCAATTTTATTAGCAAGTCCCATAACACATAATAGGGTGCATTTTTATGAAGCGTCAGAAAGAAGAGAAAATTAAAAAAAATAAAAACACTATCTTTATTCAGATTGCATCTTATAGAGATCCTCAACTGTTACCAACATTGGATGATATGCTGGACAAAGCTGAATATCCAGAAAATTTAAGAGTAGGAATATGTTGGCAGCATTCTGCTGATGACAAATGGGATACTTTGGATAAATACAAAGATGATTCTAGATTCAGAATAATCGATGTTAATTATTTAGACTCCAAGGGCGTATGCTGGGCCAGGAACTCTATACAACAATTATATGACGGAGAAAAATACACTCTTCAATTAGATAGTCATCATAGATTTGTAAAAAATTGGGATAGTGAACTTATAAATATGATTAAAGAATTACAAAAAAATGGACATAAAAAACCATTAATAACATCATATATACCAAGTTTTGATCCTGACAACGATCCTGCTGTCAGAGTTAATGAGCCCTGGAAAATGAATTTTGATAGATTTATACCAGAAGGTGCTGTATTTTTCCTTCCTGCATCTTTTGACGAATGGGATCCAAAAGATAAACCTCTTCCTGGAAGGTTTTATAGTGCTCATTTTGCTTTTAGTGTTGGAGAATTTTCAACAGAAGTTCAACACGATCCAGAGTATTATTTTCATGGAGAAGAAATTAATATTGCTGTTAGAGCATATACTCATGGATATGACATCTTTCATCCTCACAAAGTAGTATGCTGGCATGAGTATACTAGAAAAGGAAGAGCCAAACAATGGGACGATGATAAAGAATGGGGTAAAAGAAATAAATATTGTCATTTAAAGAATAGAAAATTATTCGAAATGGATGATGAAAAACAAGATATAGATTTTGGAAAATATGGATTTGGATCTGTCAGGTCATTAAAAGACTATGAAAAATATAGTGGATTATGCTTTAGTAAAAGAGCTATAACACAACAAGTAAAAGACAATAAACCTCCACCAGATATTATGTACAATGCATCTGATGAAGAATTTTCTCAGAGTCTATTACATATATTCAAGCATTGTATAGATATAGGATATGATCAAGTTCCAGAAAATGACTATGATTTTTGGGCCGTTGCTTTCAAAGATTCTAATGGAGAAGATTTATATAGAAAAGATGCTGATGCTGATGAGATAAAACAAATGAAAAATGATCCTGATAAATATTGTAAAATTTGGAGAGAATTCCAAACATTAGTTAAGCCTTCTAGTTGGATAGTTTGGCCACATAGTCTTAGTAAAGGGTGGTCCGATCCAATCACAGGTAGTCTGTAAAATGAACTTTAATCATATTAATAATGCAGAATTAGACGCTTTGGATTTAGTAAAATATAGTAATAGCATAAATTCTTTAGAATATAAACACTATTTTTTAGATAAGTCTGGATCTGAGCATTATAGATTACTGGCCTATATTGCACAAAATAATTTTAATATAAATATTTTGGACATAGGTACACTCAAAGGTTGTTCTGCTTTAGCCTTTTCTGTTAATGAATCTAATAGGGTGTATTCTTTTAATGTCGTGAATCATTTAGACTTAAATCAATAACAGGGGTAGTGTATTTTAACTAAATTTTATGAATAATATAGATATATTAATTACTACATTTGAAAAAAGATATGATTTATTAGTAAAATTAATTGAGTCAATAAGACGATTTACCGATTGTAATATAATACTATTAATAAATGGAGAGCTAGAAAAAGAAATACCAGAATTATATAGAAAAAATATTTTACAATTATGTTTAAATACTACAAATATTATACCTTATTTTTTTACTGAGTTTGTTGGGCTATCAAAGATGTGGAACAGAGGCGTGATCTCTTCTAATAAAGAATATCAACTAATATTAAATGATGATTTATTATTTAACAAAAATATTTTAGATAATATAGAATTAAATAATATTAATGATATATTAACTATTAATAATTGTTTTTCACATTTTATTATTAATAAAAAATTTTTACAAGAATTTGATTATTTTAATGAATATTTATTGGGTGTTGGTTTTGAAGATTCTGACTTTGTAAGAAGATATAAAAAATTATATTCTAAAGATGTGCCTACGTTGTATGATGATAGCATAAGTCACAGCAGGAGTAAAATTACAACTGATAATATGGATAATTTATTTCATAATAAATATTCTGTTTACAATAGAAATATATATGATAATCTAAACTTAATACATATTAATCCATATCCTTTAGAAAAATACTATAGAGATAATAAACATAAAATAATTAAAAAATAAGTATGGAAAAAATATTAATTACTGGTACAGGTAGGTGTGGAACAACCTTTTTGATAAAATTATTTACTTTTTTAAATTTTGATACAGGATATAATCGTAATAATTATAAAAAACATATTTTTTTACACTGTAATTCTGGGATGGAAAATAACTATACAGAGAAACATTATATATTAAAAAGTCCTTTTTTTCTAGATAAAATTGAAGAGATTATCAAAGATAAGTCAATAAATATAAAAACAATTATAATACCTATAAGAGATTTAAAAGAGTGTGCAGCATCAAGACTAAAACACGGAAAGAAAGAAGGTGGTCTTGTTAATGCGGTAGACGAAGTGACTCAAATTCAATATTTTCAAACTATTTTATCTAAATATCTTCATATCATGACTATATATGAATTAAATACAATATTTATAGATTTCAATAAAATGATAAATGATAAAATATATTTGTTTAATAAACTTAAAAATATATTAGATGAAAAATCTATAAATTATGAACTATTTTCTGAAGCATATGATGATGCTTCATCAACATCTAAACCTAATTCTAAATAGGAATAATATGATTATAGATACTTTTATGTTTTATAATGAAGTAAAAATGTTAAATTTTAGATTAGAAGAATTATACGATAAAGTAGATTTTTTTGTAATAATAGAATCAAAAAAAACTCACGCATCAAACAATAAAAAACTATATTATAATGATTATAAAAATAATTTTAAAAAATATTCATCAAAAATTATTAATAAAATAATTGATTTCAACGATCCTAATCCTTGGGTAAATGAAAATATGCAAAGAAATGCTATAGGTGATGTTTTATCACAAATGTCATTAAGTGATACAGATATTATTATTGTGTCCGATGCTGATGAAATACCCGATATTGATTCTATCAACGCGTGTAATCCAGATATATTATATAATGGAGTTTCTTTGGAACAAGATATGTATTATTACAATATTGAAAATAAAATTGGTGAAAAATGGCTTTTGTCTGTAGCATGCTCTTATAATACTGTAAAAAAATATCAAAAGACACAAAATTTAAGAAATAGTCATAGGGACTTTGCGCGTTTACCAAATGGTGGATGGCATTTTTCTTTTTTTGGTGATGTTGATTTTATTGTTAATAAAATACAAAATTATGCACATCAAGAATTTAATAATAGTAACTATTTAGATATAAATAATATTAAAAATTGTATTTTAAATCATAAAGACGTATTAAATAGAAGTAAAGAAAATGGAATTATGCATTATTTGCCAATAAAAAATAATAAATACTTACCTAAAAATTATAAATTATTAATGTAAATTTATGAAAAAAACAATAAAAATCTCTAGATCTGGTTTTCATAACGTTGGAAATTTTTCATGGATCAATTATTTTATAGAAATATTGTCTTATAAATATCATGTAGTCGTTGATTCAGATTCTCCTGATATAGTGATATACAGCAATTTAAGCTACATCCCAGACACTATTGATTATTATACAAATAAAAATATCCGCGGAATACATAGTTATTCAAATGATGTAAAAAAAATATTTATTAGTGGAGAAGCTAGTCCAGATTACCATGCCCATATAAATTATAGTTCTAATCACTATGCTCTTGGTTATGAACACATTGATCATCCTAGATATTTGAGATTTCCTACGTACGTTTTGGATGCTTATGTTTTACATAATGAAGGAGGTCTATTTCGTGATAATTTTAGCTGGATAACAGATACTAAGTCTGGTAAAGATATATATAATTCTAAAAAACATTTTTGTAGTATTGTACAAAATAGTTTTAACACTGATAGAAAAAAGCTGTGTGATTTAATTGAACAAAAATATTGGATTAAAGCTTGTGGGACTTTTAAAACTACAGTATCTGATGACGAGCAATTAAATATGATGAAATATCATAATTATTCCAATAAAGAATATATGGGCAAAATAGATGGGTTAATTTATCGAGATAAAGTTAAATTTTTTGAGGATTGTTTTTTTAATATATCTTTTCAGTATACAAATACTGACTATTTAACGCAAGAAAAAATTATACATGCATTTGCAGCCAACAGTATACCAATATTCTGGGGTAATAAATTTATAGAGCAAGAAGGATTTAACCCAGATTCTTTTATTAACTTACATAATTTTAATAGTTTTGATGATGCCTTCATGTTTATCGATTCGCTGTATCAGAACAAAGATAAAATGATCAACATGCTTTCTGCACCAGTATTCAAAAATAATATTCTACCTAATTATTTTAGTAGTGATTATTTACTTTCATTCTTAGAAAACATTATAGAAAATTAATTATGACTAATAAATTTATTTCTTTTTCTTTATATGGCAATGATCCTAAATATGTTATTGGAGCTTATAAAAATATTGAATTATGTCAAAAATTATGTCCTGAGTGGACAGTTAAGATTTTTACTAATGTTAATGTCACTTCTAAACAAACTATTGATATCTTATCTAAATTTAGTAATACTATTATTATTGATCCGGAAACTATTCTCACGAACCACGACGTGTATAAATTTCCTATGTTTTGGAGATTTTTTGCTTTTTTTGATAACGCCCCTGCCTTATCGAGAGATTTAGATTCTAGAATAACAGTTAGAGAATTACAATATATCAATAATTGGATAAATTTAGATAAATCTATTTTTATAGTTAGAGATCATCCTTGGCAATCTCAAGTACCCGGCGGACTTGTAGGAATGAAAAATTTAGGACCTTCTTTTCGTAGTTTTTTTATTGATTTTATCCAAAATAATTCTACAGACTGGGGACAAGATCAAGTTATGCTTAATTCATTTGTTTCTTTATATAATATTTCATATATTTATAAATGTGAACAAAATTCAAATAGTTATATACCTAGAGATAATAAATCATTCTTTATTGGTATACAATTAGACGAAAATGATACCCCGATATGCCCCGCCTCATTACAATATTTACTAGATTTAAATTTATGAGATATATTTATACTACGCTAGCAATAGGAGAAAATTATCTCAGTAAAGCTAAACAATTCAGTTTAGACTTATATGAAAAAGATTCTAATTTTTCCAGAATTATAGTCTCAGATATAGAAGATTCAGACATTCCCAATACTTCTATAATAAAACCACCAGAAAATATGGTATATTCTGTTTGTAACTATTTTAATTATAACCTAAAATATTTAGCTATTAAAGCAGCTTATGAATTTGATACAGACTATATTATTTATGTAGATGCTGATTGGGAAATATTTAATCAGTATCACCCTACTAAAATAGATAAGTTTTTAGATAACCATCATTTAGATTTTTATTTTGAGCGTCCTCACTTTATAGGTTCTTGTAAAAACGATTTAAAGAATTGTTTTTGGAGACATAAGATAGAACCCTATAAATTATTGGACACTAATGTGTACGATCATGCTCATGTTTGTAACGAACAGTTTTTGATATTTAAAAAGTCACCTAAACTAAAGGTATTTATAGATGCTTGGGAGCGCCGCAACCAATTTAGTATAGACAATAATGTATGGACATTTGCAGAAGGAGTAGAAATAGGTATGAGTAGTGTAGACGCTGGACTGACTTCAGAATATACTTTCTTCTCTGAAATTAGTAATTGTTTTAAATTTGATAGCGTTTCAGGCAATTCTTATGTAAGGTTTTAATTATGAATATACAAGAAGAAATTACAAGATTTATTAATCTCGAAGCAAATGATGGTTTGTCTGCCTTTAGGGGTCATGCAGCTCAACAAAATCATGGCGCTTTTAAAATCTTTTATGATTTTATTGAAGATGTTAAACCAAAAAGAATATTAGAAATAGGCACAGCATTGGGTGGATTCACAACGTTTTTAAAAATAGTTTGTGATGATCTTAATTTAGATACTAATATTAGAAGTTATGATATAAATAGACACCCATGGTACGATGACATTATTAAACTTGGCGTAGATATTCGTGTAGAAAATATTTTTACTGAAGGATTTAAAGATTTTAGTGAAGAAGTAAAAGAGTATATCAGACAACATGGAACTACTATTGTGCTTTGCGATGGTGGATGGAAAATTGGAGAATTTAATGTTATCTCTAAATATATAAAAAATAATGATTTTATTTTAACTCATGATTATGCACCAGATTCTTCTTATTTTGAAAAAAATATGAAAAACAAAATATGGAATTGGCATGAAATAGAAGATTCTAATATTATAGAGTCTATTTCTCTATATAATCTTACAAAACATGAAAAATACGAAGAGTTTCTGTCTGTAGCATGGGGGTGCTTTAAAAAGAAATAAAATGCTAAATTTTACAACATCAAAATTACTATTAAATAGACCAAATTCTAAAATAGATGGAAGTATTATTTCTGTACAACAAATTAATATAATTTTAGCTGTTTGTGATAATATTATCTCTCAAAATATAGAAGGTGATATTGTTGAATTTGGATGTTATGTTGGTGAGTCTTCGAAGTATTTAAGAATGATTTTAGATCATCATTGTTCTGATAAAAATTTATATGTTTATGATTCTTTTGAGGGTCTTCCTCCATTGAGTAAACATGAGGAGCATACTGGATGGAAGTCAGGAACATTAAAAACTACAGAAGAAATATTAGCATCTAATTTTATTAATAATGGTTTAAAAATACCTATTATTACAAAAGAATGGTTTAAAAATATACAACAAAATCAATTACCAAATAAAATTTGTTTTGGATTTCTAGATGGAGATTTTTATGATAGTATCTTTGATAGTTTATCATTAGTATATCCTAAATTATCAACTGGGGGATGTCTTATATTTCATGATTATGAGAGACCCGATCTTCCGGGAGTAAAAGCCGCAGTCGAAGACTATCTAGCAAAAATCGATACTGATTCTTTTGTATTATATAAGATATACGATCAATTAGGTGTTTTAATTAAATCATAGTGCGATATTATTTTGTATAGCAAAACAAAAAAATCATCTTGACATTTGACCGATTTATGCTATTATTAGCTAAGGAGATTTAAATAATTATGCGTAGTCTATTTTTTGTTATAGTTATATTTTTTAGTAATATTAGTAATATCTGTTATGGTCAGTATTCAAATCCAGAGAATGCTATGTTATCTGATAGTATATCTAGTTTTTTTTATTATTCGACAAATCCAAATGGAGGATTTTCCAACCCTGGGTCTTTACGTGATACAGAACGAAGGGCTCAAATATCTGATAACTATCATGAAGAATCAGAAAAAATGGCTGAAAATGCTAGATTACAAAAAATTAGAGAAAAGTATGGTCAAAATCCATATTATCAAAATCCCTCATATTATCAACCATACGGTATAAATCAGTATAATAATTATAATCAAATTATTATTATAAGAAGATAATCTAAAATAGTCTTGATGGATCTATTATTCCATAGCCTTCGTATCTTCTAATACCTCTGTATTGTGGATTAGATAGTTCTATACAGCTTCTTTTTAAAACCTCTATATAGTCTTTGTATGATTTTAAACTATGTCTGTTGGTCTTTTTATTATAGCTTAATAATAAAGATGCACACCCAACTGCAAAAGGATTACTCATACTAGTTCCACTCATTATAGCATATTTACCATCCGGTATACATCCTAATATTTCATGTCCAGGGGCTAAAAAGTCCAAAGACTCTCCACTACAAGTAAATTTTGTTCTATCTAAATTTTTATCAATTGCTCCAATACTAATAGTTTTTTCATATTTTGCAGGATACATAATCTCTGCATTTTCGCCGCTATTTCCTGCTGCGCAAAAAACTATACAACCTTTCCTGTTTGCATAATCAATAGCATCTTCTAAAGATTGTGATTTTTGTGGCGATCCTAAACTCATTGTTATGAAATCTATATGTCCTAAATCTGCACACCAGTATAATGCTTTAACGATATTATCTATTGATCCACTACCATTTGCATTAAGAGCTTTTACAGGAACGATCTTTGTTTTTGGTGCTACTCCAACCATTCCTTTTTTATTATTGATTGCTGCTATAGTAGATGCAACATGACTACCATGACCATTATCATCATTTGGCGGACCATTACTAATAAAATTTTTACCTTCTAATAGATTTGATTGTAAGTCAGGATGATCAAGATCACAACCTGTATCTATAACCCCAACAACAACATTTTCACCCTCACTTTTATTCCATATACTAGGAATATTAAATTTTGTTAATTCCCATCCATATTCTTGAGGATCATTTGGTGATAGCCCGTGCAGTTCTTCTGAAATATATGGTAAAAGACTAACTCTATTTTTTTTCATTCTCATTTATCGTACTTTCTATCCAGTTTATATGTTGACTAATTCTAGTATGGCCGCTTTCATCATTATAATTTGAGTCAGTATTTCCATCTGTTGTCATTACACACGAAGTGATTCCAGCTAATTTTTTATCAATAAATAATCCACCGCCGCTATCTCCGCTTGCTATTAAAAACTCCATAGCAGTACTGCTATCTTTTAAATCACAGGTTAGCAGATGTCTCTCAATACCCATAATTCTATTAGATCCACCTCTTTTTTTACGATCCCCTACTTTTGCCCCTGTATCAAATGTACCAGTTATGCCATAACCAGCTAATGCACAAATTTTACCAACTTCATCTGATTCTGTATAAAATTCTGGATAAAAATCTAATCCCATATCCTCATCACAATAAGCTAAACCAATATCATAATATCCAAAATTATTACTTTCAAATTCTTTATGTGGAATAAATATTGATACATTAATTTTTTTATCATTTATAGTAACTTGACAGGTTTTAGCTTTTTTGATAACATGAGCAGCCGTTAATATCCAGTGTGGTCTTATTGCTACAGCAGATGCACAATACAGTTGGTCATCTTCTTCTACTCCACATATGGCAACAACACATTTAAATTTTGACCCATAGTCTAAATATGTTTGATCGGGAATTTTTGGATCTCTAGTCCCGCCATAACAACTTAATGATCCTATTAAAGCAATTATAAATAATAGAGTTTTCATTGCTTTGAACCTTTATTTGATAAGGTCTATTCTTTACCTTATTTAAATACACCTCACAATCATTAATAACATCAATATTCCAACTATTCCAATCCATTAAATGACCAATTGTAAAATGACAACTTTTACATAATGTTATTAAATTTGAAGGATCTAACTCTCTATTTGGATTAACATGATATGGTTCAATATGATGAACTTCTAATTTATCTTGTTTTTTACATCCAGAACAAAAAGGATTTTCTTCTAAATGTTTTTTTCTAACTTTATTCCAATTTGAAGATCTGCTAGAATATAAGTTAAACATATTTTATACAAGAGAGTCTAATTCTTCATCGTTGTCTGGAACTGGCTCATTGGCTAGTAATTTACGAGACTTTTTAATAGCTCTATTAACTAAAAGTTTACCTATAGCATCAATAAAAGGTAGATTTCTTTTCTTGGCTTCTTCCCTTAACCATCCAACAACAGTATCAATATTATATTCGCACCAGTCATTTCCTGCTTCATTCATTTCTAAAGCATGACGTTTACACGAACAACTATCTGTCATTTGAATTCCAACGCTTTTAATCATTTTTGATAATATTGTACCAGGATGATTAGGATTTTCTTCTAATGTTTTTGGATATAAAGATCGTAGATATTTAGCAGGATCGTCGCCCATTAGCATTTTAATTTTGAGTTCTGCTTGAGTTTTTGTCCAATCTCCGATTTGATCATATTCTTTATTATTCCAAATAATTATACTAATTTGAGGAAGCTGTTGTGTTTTGGCAGATATGGTCTTGAATGCCGGATTATCAGTAAAAATCAATTCTAAATTATCTAAATTAATTAATGGTGGATTAATAATTTTTCCAGAATTATCTGAGTAGGGTGGCGGCTGAATTGTTATTTGTTTCTCTAATTTGATCATATTTATATCCTTTTTAAAATATATTAAATTAACTATATAAACTATAATGGTGGCGGTGGACAATCACAAGGTGTTGGAGCGCATCCTAATGCACCAAAAAATGGATACTTACAACATACCCAGTTTGGTTCTGGACAGCATCCGGTTGGACATCTAGGTTCTCCTTCATTGCAATTTAGTGGATTATCTTGTAGTGGTGGAACGATCACATCATTTATAGTAATACATACTCCACCACAGCAAACTTGTCCAGCCTCACAATCAAACACACAAGTTCCACTACCATCACAGACATAGCATAAATCAGTTCTGCATTTCATAACACAGTTTCCGTCTATACAGGTTTCACACGCTTGAGCGCTGCATTCCGGATCGCACGTTGATTGAACACATAATTGCATACACGATTCATAACTTCCTCCATCTCCTTCGCATCCATAGCATTTGTTACATCCACTTACACGGCCTTCACACATCCATGATTCTGTTGCGTCTGGTGGTTCAGGACCAGGTGGTGGCGATGGTGGTGGACTAGGTGGTGGCGATGGTGGTGGACTAGGTGGTGGACTAGGTGGTGGACTAGGTGGTGGCGACGGAGGACTTGGTGGCGACGGCGGCGACGGTGGACTTGGCGGCGACGGTGGACTTGGTGGCGACGGCGGCGACGGTGGACTTGGCGGCGACGGCGGCGAAGGAGGACTTGGTGGCGACGGCGGCGAAGGAGGACTTGGTGGCGACGGCGGCGACGGTGGACTTGGTGGCGACGGCGGCGACGGTGGACTTGGTGGCGACGGCGGCGACGGTGGACTTGGTGGCGACGGCGGCGAAGGAGGACTTGGCGG